TCACACTACCTAGCAAGAGAGCTGATGTGGACAGGCAGATACAGTTCTGCGTACATGGAGTTCCATAGGCACGTTGGAATGGATAGATGGCCGGCAGAAAAAGCTCAATCATACATATATTTAGCAGACTGCGCCCAGTATTTGGGTAAGGAAGAGATAGTTTCATACTATTACTTAGAGGCGTTTACTGTTGACTCTGGAAGAAGAGAGTCTTTAATCAAGCTTGCCCAGTTTTACTTAAGTAAATTTAACTACCAGGCAGCTATTTGTTTTGCAAAGGCAGCACAAGAGATTAAGCTAAACGACTACTACGCAAACCACACAGCTCACTACGAGGATGAGCCCTATAGAATACTGTACTTGTCTTATGGTTACCTAGGAAGAGTGCAAGAGGCTTATAACGCCATCCAAATGGCGCTGTACTTCAAGCCGGACAGCACAACATACCTAAACCATCTAAGATACTACACACAGCTACCGACAATATCTGTAATTATACCTCACGTTGAGGGCACAAGAGCTGAAGGGTTGGACAGGTGTATCAAGTCTATTGGGACGCAAAATTATCCACAGGAGCTGATAGATATTAAGATAGTTGAGGGTAGCGACACGGTTCCAGTTAAGGTAGCCAAGGGTGTAGCTGACACAAACGGGTACTACATTGTGTACGCCGCTGATGATGTTGAGTTCAGCCAGGACGCGTTCATCAAGGCTGTACAGGCAAGGTACGCACTCGTGGCGTTCAACGAGGGCAACATTCTGCCAGATGGAGGCAATAAGTGCACGCACTTCATGATCAAGAGGGACTTTATAGAAAGAATTGGAGGGGAAATATTCGACACAAGATTCCACCATGTGGGTGTCGATAATTTATTGTGGAGGAAGGCTAATGACCTGAACTCTGCATACTTCCACCCAACAGCCACCATAGTTCACAAGCATTTCTCTAAGGGGTACGCAATGGACGAGGTGTACGAAAAGGGGTGGAGTAAGTTAGACCAAGACAGGGCGCTCCTCACAGAAGAGTTGCAGAAGTTAACACAATAACTAACAACATAAAAAATAAATCTCTAAATTTGCCTTAATTAAATTAAAGGCAATGGCAAGCATAACTAAAGGGTACACAAACGAGTTGATTATCCAACCAAATAACTCTACTCAACCCACTATAATAGCAAACTGGGCAGGTGCAACAGTCTCTTACGGGAGCGATTGGATCTTGCTTAGCATAGGAAACAAGGGGTTCAAGTTTACAAGCAACTGGGGCAAGAGCTCGGCAGGGCCACTACTGTCAATTAACGGACTTGATGTGTCTAACGGTACAACTTACCCTAATGATGTTAAGGCTGGTCTTGTTGAAAGACTTGTTCTAACTCCCGATAAGTTTTCTGGAACGCCAGTCAACGCAATAGCAGGGACTACTTACACGGGCAAGTTTACAGGGATTCATGCCTTGTCAGACGTTCAGTTAGACACAGCTGTAAGCATTCAGCTAGGATCAGGCGTTACAGCCAACAATATCTCAGCATACTCAGCTGCAATCCCTAAAGGGGACACAGTTTACGGAAGCTGGAGCACGATCAAGGTAACAAGCGGAACTGCAATCCTATATAGCGCTGTTTAATGTTACAAGACAGAGGATTAGGATTAGGGTTGGGTGTAGGTATGACTTACTCGGCAAATTTGACCGATGAAGTCCCGTCTGCGTTCCCTGTATGGAATAAAGCTCCATACCTAACCTCTGACAGTGCTGCGTTGGTTGAAGCGTTAAGAACAAACAGGTTAAAAGGATCTACCGCTACGGTGTCAACTATAACATCAAGCGTCGGCACATCTGGTTGGGCTGGGGGAACTTTAGCCCCTAACGGTTATATCTATTTTGCTCCTGCGTCTGCAACTCGAATAGCAAAGCTAAACCCTGCGGACGATACAGTAACCCTGGTGGGACCTGTTCTTACTACAGCAAACAATAAATATGTATGTGGAGTTCTTGCCCCTAATGGCAGCATTTACTTCCTTCCAGGTAGAGTAGGAAACATACTTAAACTAAACCCAACCACGGACACAGTAACTGATATTACAGCATCATTTGGCAATGGCGCATTTAACGGAGCTATAGTTTCCCCACAAGGAAACATATACGGAGTGCCTCAGTCGTTCCTATCGGTTATGCTCAAGCTTGACACTTCAACTGATACTATATCTACTATACCAATCCCTTCTGTAAATGTTAGTGCCAACAGATGGTGTGGGGCTAATGTTGCGGCTGATGGTAAAATCTACATGATGCCAAACTCTTGCAATGCAGTACTAGAGATAGATCCTGCAACCGACGCAACGGCAACGTATGTGGTTTGGGATACAGCATTGAGGAATCAGAATTTAGGAGCAGTTCTTGGTCCAAACGGATTAATATACTCACCACCTAACGAGTCTTTCCAAGTGATGATATTTAATCCTATAACAAAGGCAGCATCATTTGTATCTACCTTAGATATCGGAGGATATATGTATGGTGGGGCAATGGGCCCAAATGGAGTTATATATATGCAAGGGTGGTTTAACAATCAAGTCATGGCATTCGATACTATTACTAATCAAATAACTATGTACGCCCCTGCCGGAAAGCCTGCAACAGGTATTTGGTATAATGGAGGTGGAGTTATGGCTTTAAATGGTAACGTATACCTTCCAGCCAACAACACAACACAGGTCTTCACCAAGATAACATTCTCTGGCACATACAGTATAGACAGCGACTGGCCACTATCAAGACAAGTTAATCATTTTTAAGCTATGGAAAATACAGCACCATTCCCTTCATGGGTATACGACGAGACATACAATAGGTGGAATCCTCCATACAACCATCCAGACGATGGCTATATGTACATATGGGACGAGGACAATGTACAGTGGATTAAAACAGACATTCAATCATAAACACAATGAGAGATAGCAGAGGCATAGGTTTAGGTTTAGGGCCAGGAATGGGTGGGGGAGCTCTTCCGTTTGAGGGGATACTTAACTTGTACCCTGGGGCAAACGGCGCCTATTCTTTTAGATTGCTAAACAATCTTTATACGGGCCCTTGTTGCAGAATAAGAAGATCTGTAGACAATGCTGAGGTTGATATAAGCTTTAGCGGAATATATGTAGATAAAACCGCAATGACTTCATTTACGACTGGAGGAAGAAATGCGTTTATCACAACTTGGTACGATCAAAGTGGGAATGGCAACAACATGACTAACGCCACAGCTTCCCAACAACCACAAGTAGTTGCGGCTGGAACGGTAATTCTTAAAAATGGATTTGTAGCAGGAAGTTACGATGGTTCTCTCACGCGCTTAGGTAGGACAAGTTTAAATTCTGGGTATCCATTTTCTACATTCTCTGTAGCACAATCGCCAGCAGGGCAAGGCTTTGCTGTTGTTTCTGGCAGTTTTAACGCCGACAATTTTAGATGGTGGGCATCTGTTATAAATAGAAATTTCTCTTCTGGAGCCTCTTTTGGTAGCACAAGTGGAACTGGAGCTTGGATAGACATAGGGGTTCAAACAGCAAACACAAATATGCAAGTTACAGGCATTAACACTAGCGGAACAAATGGCCTAGTCGGACTAAACGGGGCTACAGCAACATCAACTTCTCTGACTGGAAATTATTTCCCTCTTTCCACTACCGATATTGGTATAATATGGAGGGCTTCAAACCCTATAAACTGGGCTATAAATGGATTTGTAGAAGAGGTTATTCACTATCCTCAAGACAAGACATCTACAAGAGCTAACATAGAGGCAAATCAAAAAGCATATTACGGAATATAATCATGAGCTTATACTACAAATACACAACACTCGTAGCAGCTAATAATTTTTGCACAACAGTAAATACAGGCGAAAAGATACCTGTTAGCCAAAACTCTGTAACTCAATTTTATTGCAAGCCAATAGAAAACACAGGAAACTATTATGTTATATCGGATCAGATTACATCAAAGTATACCGCCGCAACCCCCGTTGAATTACCTCCATCAACAATAACTATATAAAACAATGAAGAAATTATTAGATAAACTAGAAGAAATTATTGCGTTTGTGATAACGTACTTTACCATATGAAGACAGCATTTACAATCGCACACATTACACACAACGCGTACGCACACTTCGAGCAGTTAACTGCGTTTGGCAGCTGCTTCACATTAATGAGCATCCACATAAACTGGGCGGACAAGATCGCTGGGTTTGCATTCAGTATATCAGCGTCCCTACTATCAGCATTCCTAGTCACACTCTTGAAGGAGTGGAGAGCAAGACACAAAAAAGGTAAAGATAACAAAACAACGAAGGACTAAAAAAGTTACCTTTGAAGTCTCCTGTTTTTTCAATTGTATCATGGCTAGGAATCCCTCATAGAAATATGGGGGTTTTCTTTTATATTTGAAGCATGGCTAAGGAGTGTAAACACGAAGAGTGCACCTACCCTGTGTGGGCTAAGGGGTACTGCAAGAAGCATCAGTATTTAAGAACCGACAAGAAGATAAAAAGTATCAGTCCCTACAGCGAGAAGATGCTGGAGGCGTTAAAAGTTTACAAGGCTGAGAGACTAAAGTACCTAGGAAAGCATCCTATGTGTGAGGCCAAGATAGACGGGTGCACAGGTGACGCTCAACAGATCCACCACAAGCGTGGTCGCATTGGAGACCTCCTAACCGATCCAACGTACTTCCTTGCCGTGTGCCACCAGTGCCACGTCTACATAGAGAGTAACCCAGAGGAGTCTAAAGAAAAAGGGTGGAGTATGACCAGATGATTATCTAAGAGTCTTTCTAATGTACTGCATACACTTGTCGTTGACAAGGATGAACAGCTTGCCCTTCCTCTCGTCTGGGAATGGGTTACACAAGGTCAACCAACAAGACGCCACACCATTACGTTTAACGGATGGAACACTAGCGTTCCTTAGCTGACTCTCAGACACCCCTGTAAGGAGGGCTAATTGTGGGAATGTTATAACATTGTAAGACAGAAGGACTCCCACCTCATGCTCTGGGATATCTCTCATTCTAGAAATATTTTTTATATCCTCCTCTGTTGCAGGATTGTTTATATTGATTTCGATGTAATTGCTAAGGTTCAACTGTACTGACATAGTGCAAATATATAAAGAATATCTTGCACAGTAAAATATATTATCGCCAAATTTTAACAACCTATCACTATGAAGGTTAAATTTGTATTCAATTTAATTTAATTCAATTTAATCATGGCAGCATCACAAATCAAGTTAACCGTTATCGGTTACAACGTAACCGCTTACGCGGCTCCTCAAAATCAATTGTTCAACACCACATTTATTGCTAAATGCTACCCTTATGTAGCTGGTAGTGGTGATGGCGTAAACATCATGACAGGCGCAAACACCACAGTAGAATGCTACAATGGTGGTCCTGCTGGTGCAGGTACAATTAAGTACTATGTTTCTCAAACTCTAGACCAAATCGTTGCATTAGCAAATGTTGACACAGCTCCTTCATTGGCTGTTGTTGGAACATTCTCTGCTAGTGGTTTAGCTACCTTCGGTTCAGGTGTAGCTTATGAGCCAAGCGCTCCTGTAGCTATCAACACATCAGCAACTATTGCTGACGGTGACATGACCAAAGCTTACTTCACTTCAACTACAGCAGCTGCTGTTACCATTACCCTTAGAACTGCTACTCAGTTATCAACTGAATTAGGCGTTACAGGTAAAGGTATCTACAGATTTGTACTTGAAAATGCAGGAGCAACTAACAACTTAACCTTAGCTGTTGCTACTGGTATCACTGTAGGTACAACTGCATTGACAGGTGGTGATTCATTGGTTGTTACTCCAGCTCAAAACGTAGCTGAGTTCGAACTAATCTTCACTGGCCCAACTGCGGCTAAGTTGAGAAGAGTTTACTAATCTCAAAACCACTTAAAAAATAAAAGCCCCTTTCTTGCGATTGGGGCTTTTTTACTTATTAATATACCATGACACGAAAGATCTTTATTGATCACGGTATGGGGATCGAACCCATGCGCCCCTTCTAAAAGGACTCTACCACTGAGCTAACCGCGATGCCACTTAATTTACTAAACTTAAGAACTCTGGATCGACAATATGAATCTTTCCTGTTTCATCCTTGCATATGGCCACTGTCTGTTCGTGATATCTCCATACTCCATCCGAGTCTTGTTTAGACACTGGGTATACACCCCACTGCACCAACCAAAGGTCATCCCAGCTCTCTGGGACTAACATCTCTCCGACTTCATCATAGTCTGCCGGTCTATATGAGACAACCTTCTGGTACTCCATTACCTAATTGCGCTTCCTTTTTCAACCCTTATAACGTACTTCATTTTGATGTCTGAGTTGATAATACTCCATCTGGCTTGGTACTGGTTCTCTGCCACACAGGGAGCTGACTGATCGTTACCGTACTCGTCCACATACCACACGGTAAAGTTGAAGTGTGTTGGTAGTTTAATTGAGTTGTGTGTTTCGTGGTCATGCTCTCCTGGTTGTAAGTCGTCTGACGGTGGTCTCTGATTCATATTAAATTCTTGATTTTTTTAGGTAGTGTTCCTGTTTCCAATGATTCTTCTAAGTCTGTTATGTGTATTTCAACCACCCCTTCTAAGTGTGGTCCGTAGAAAAAGTCTACTACATCAGCGTATCTATTTCTAGACGCGTGCTTGTGTTTAACCTTTAATTTATTGACTATTGAGTCAATGTGGGTGTCTATTGGTGATTTTGTAGGCTTATTCATGCGAGTACAAATATAAATAAAAATTAATTACTATGCAATTATCTTCTTGTGACAAATTGTTTGGCCTGCTTGTGTGCCTGAAACTCGTTATCTATAATAACCTCGACAGCTCTGGACATGACATTGAACTTGGTTATCTTGCCATCCTCGTCCCTGTGCCTGTATTTCAGCAGTGTGCCTCCAATGATCTGGACAATGTCATCTATCGATGCGTCTGACCTAAAGTAAAGCCTGCACACCATTGCGTATATGTCTTCGTTCATGATAGGATGTATGCTAAGTTTTTAAGTTGCTTCTTGACGTCTGCTAGGTTTAAGTCCTTAAGGAACTCCCTCTTGCGTTTGTTTACTGTGCTGACCACCATCCTATCGTAGGTGTAGGCGTGCTTCATGTACTCATCCTTCCAAGCCTCCTCGGCTAAGTCGATAAGGTTTTCCAGTCTTTCCATTTGTGCCCTAACAAAGGCTTCTGATGGTTCGGTTTCTAAATAGTGGGCTATTGCTCTGTTGAACTCTAGCTTGGTTGAGATGGCCTTCTTGTCCTTCTCGCTCATGACTTCTACTTGTGCGTCTTGTAGGAGCTTTTCGATTTTTTCTTGAATTTGTTCTAAACTTTTCATGGCTATATTGTGGTGAATTTCTGTGTTGGTTTGTGGAACATTAAGTCGGTTGATAGGCAAGCCCCGTTCCTGTGCTTCGCCCATATAAACTCTATTGGTGTCTCGTATACGCTCTTGTCTGTAGAGTTTGGATCGTATAAAAATATAACTGCATCGGCATCCTGCTCAAGGCTACCAGACTCTCTAAGGTCAGACAGCCTAGGCTTGGACTCTGGACCTCTTTTCTCTACGTCTCTGCTCAACTGAGCAAGTGCTAGTATTGGTACGTTTAACTCCTTTGCAGTACCCTTTAGGTTACGGGCGATGGTTGCAATCTCTTGCTCTCTGTTACCCTTTACGTTGGCAGTCATCAGCTGAACATAGTCTACCACAATAAACTTGACACCAAACTTTCTTACTAGCTTTCTAGACTTTGCCTTAAACTCAAGGATCGATAGGCTTGATGTGTCGTCTATGTATAGTGGTAGGTTAAAGTTCTGCTTGTGTATGTTCTCCCAATTCTGGTGCGACAGGTCTGCGTTCCTTAGTCTGTCGGAGTGAACTCCTGCTGAGATGGACAGTATCCTGCCCATCAGCTCCCTTGATGACATCTCTAATGAGAAGAAAGCCGCAGGTATGCCTTGCGCCACAATGTTGTAGATAAAGTTAAGGGCTGAGGCTGTCTTGCCAGTTCCAGGTCTTCCTGCTAAGATGATTAGGTTTGGCGCGTGCCATCCGTTTGTGATAATGTTTACCTTTTGGTATCCCGTGTCTATGCCGGTAATCATCTTGTCAGAATCTTGGATAGCTTGCAACTCCTTGAGAGTGTCGGATGCCACCTTCGATAGGGCTACGGGCTCACCAGAGGCGCTCAGTTGCGTCTTCTCCAGCTCACTGAATACAATCCCTTGTATCTCGGCAGGATCACCTGCATCGCTAAACGCCTGCTCCATTGCCATGCCAGACACTCTGATAATTTCCCTTAAGTTGTACTTCTGTATAACAATCGTCGAGTGGTACTCTATGTTGGCCGCTGAACTAACCCTTGATGTGAGGGTCGCTAGGGCGTACATTCCACCTGCCTTCTCCAAGTCTCCACTCTTTGTGAGTTGCTCTTGGACGGTTAAGATGTCGATAGGTTTAGAGTCGTGATGCAGGTCTGCCATTGCTTGGAATATAAGCGAGTGCTCCTCGATGTAGAAGTGGTTAGCGTTAAGCCTTGTCACTTTATCCATTGCGTTCTTCTCGACCATAAGAGCTCCTAAGATTGCTTTCTCAAACTCTACTGCTTGTGGTGGTAATTTTTGTCCTATCATGAGGTTGATTCGTGTTTAATTACCCACTGCCTCTCCTCGTTAGTCAGCGAGTTGGAATGCTTTATCCATGACTTCTCCTCTGTAACAAAGGCGTAGTATGTGTACCCTTTCTTAATTCTGGTTAGGTCACAGCTCTTTGCACCCTCTAGGACTGCGGCTTGACCGTTCTCTGTTGCTACAAATTTCTCTATTTTCATGGCTTAAAGTCTTTAGGTATTTCTACTATGTTCTCCATGTGATCACCAAGGTCATGGTACATTGGAATTATCGTGTCTCCGTGTACGCCCCCAATGTAGTACTTGTTAACGTGCGCTACTGATGATAAGTCCATAAGAGACTCCATGTTGTGTCTGTCCCTTCCACCCAGACTCTTAAGGAATGGGAAGATGAGGTGCTTGTTTTCCTCCGTCTTAATAACGGTTGTAAATTTGTTAAATCCTGTCATGTTATTCGTTATTTTTTATTAATTCTTCTAGTGTTCTAATCCTTGACCTAAGCCCAATGGCAGGGTTCTTCCCAAATCTATGTAGTACAGTTGGCGTGCTTCCTATATACCCAGCCCGATTAGGGCTAAACCCATTAGTGGTTAGGAATACGCTTGTGTAGTCGCATTCTATATCCTCTACTACCTCAAAGTAGTAGCATAGTCCATACTCCATGTGGCTATCCATTATGAATGCAAACTTCTGATCGTTACCCGTTATACTTGAGCACTCCTTAAACACACTTTTGTAGTTGTCCAGAGCCTCGCATAGTTGTCCTATTGTTGGTGTCATATCTTGTTTATTTTTATTTCTGTGCTTGTTGGTATAATTTCTTTATTGTTCCTTGCCCAGTTGCTTAATCTTAAATCAACCGACCAAGTCTTCTCTAGCTCAAATCTCATCTTTGTGTTGGATGCGTTTGGCTCTGTCCAGTACTTAAAGAACGCATTTAGCATATCCCTTCCGTACTTTTCTATGTGTGGCGAAAGAGAACTTTTAAATCTATCCTTCCTGTTTTCAATTGGGGCGGTTTGATTGCTAGTTGAAACTAATCGTTTTGGTTTTACCTCAGTCTCGGTATCCTTAGGTCTTCCGCCTTTAGTTCCAGCCTTTGCTCTAGCCATAGAAAGCTCTTTGTCTTTGGCAAAAAATAATAAGAATATTTTAAATGTCATTTCTACCTCTGGGGAAGGCTTTTCTATCCCGTCAATTTGATACTCGTAGATAGCTTTAAACAACTTGCCTACATCCTCGTCTGGCATATTTTTTATAAGTTGGTATGTCTCTGTGTTGATTGCGAATTTGCTCATGGTATAAAAGGTGGGAGGCACGAGCTCCCATCCAAAATAAGTTTGCCACCTCGTGCGTGGCTTTAATTAAAGTTCAATGGAGATTGTAAATCCGTTATCCTTTAGCAACATGATTGCTTCAGCGATTTCCTTCTGACTAGTGACCTCTTCCAAAGACTTGTCGTAAGCACTAGGCTCACCAAACCCATCGTCTCCAGCTCTTTTTAAAGCGTGTCTGTTCCTTGCCTCAGAGGCAATGTTGGTGGCTACAAACTCAACGATTTGTAGCGTGTCAGACTTCTTAAAGAATTGAGATATGGCATACGTTCTAGGTGCTACCTTGTCGAATGGACCGAAGTTCATTAGGTGGTTAAAGATAGGATTAGGAATGTTGTTGTCCTCCATGAAGTCCAGAACGTCTCTGCGCATAAATGAACCCTTTCCGAATGTTGACTTAATGTATCTCAATAGGATAGTTAAGTCTCTCTCTGTTTTTGATTGTACCATGATTTTTATTTTTCTAACTGTTTTTTGTGATGTATTCTTAATGTCTGAACCTCTATGAACCTTCTCCATCTGGAGTAAAGTATAGGGTCAATGCCTCTGAAGGCGCAGTACTCTATGGTCTGCACGGATAGTTGTAGTCCTGACATGATTATCCCTCCATTATTTCTATTGTCAACTTCTCGTTGCCACGTTCCACTTGCTCCATGATTATCTGCCAGTCATACTTCTTAGCTAAGGATTGGATATCTTTCAGCCTCTGAGCACCAAGACTCTCTCCCCTCTGGATGAATAGTATTCCCAGCTCTGGATTCTCAGCCATCTTTAGCTTGATCCCCAGATGCATAATCTCAGACGATGATAGGGACGCATTTGACACTGGAACTCCATTATATATTAGACTATCTGCATCAAATGTCAACCCATCCACGGGTGAGTCGCAGTCTCTAATCGCATCGGCAATTGCTTGGTTGCTTGACTCTATAAATGCAGTCAGCTCACCACTTTCCTCGCTCAATGCTTGCATCATAGCTACCTGCTTTTCGTAGTCTGCCTTCTTTTCAAAGTTGGCGTTAATCTCGAATGCTTTGTCTTTCAAAGCCATCATGCCACTAACGTCTTGCTCATCGTTCTGCCTTATCCATGTCTCAGCCTCTGCGTTCATCTCTATTAAGGAGTGACGCTTTCCTACTAGGTCTTTTATCTGCTCTGCTATAGCATCGATGTCACGCTTTCTAGATTCAAACCTTTCCTTCGCTCCTTGCACCTTCTTGTTGTGCTCTAAAGCCGATTCAATTTGAGCCGTGATAGATTGGATGTCGATGCGTTTCTCTGGCATATCCAACACCTTCGTAAACGGGTGCTCTGCTATTGCCCCTTGTAGGGTTTTAACCTCTCTATTCTTCTCGGTACGCTCATCGTACGAACGCTTTACTCTGTACTCTTGATCGGATACAAACTCTTGAACCTCTTGTGGGAGGAAAGACTTGTACACCTTGACCTGCTCCTTGCGACCTGCTGTGGTCTCAGACATCTCTACGAATGCATCTATGTCGAAGTCCATCGCTCCCACCACATTGGCTAGGACGCTTTTACGATTGTCCTTGAACCCGTCTGGGCTAGTCACGGTCACCAAAGGCTTCCCCTTTTTCCACTCAACGTGGAACGTCCACTCTTGACCAGCCTTGTCAACCCATATTGTACCCTCTCCGTGTTGGATGTCTGGTATGGTTGTCTGCTTTCCGAGTGCTATCTCTATGAATTGAATGAAGGAGCTCTTGCCCTTCCCGTTGTCTCCTAGGAGAATAATGTTGTTGCCATTGATTTCTTTCTCAATGTTCTTTAGGACTTTGAAGTCCTTGATTGATACTTTTTTTACTTTCATGATTCTTAATTGGGTGTAAGTGTTTGGGTATATCAGACTCAAGAGCGAGAGCCTTAATAGACTCCCTCTCTTTTATCTGCATGAACAATTCTTTTGCTTTTGACATTTTAGAAAGGCAAATCATCCTCTGGTTCTTCAATTGGAGTCCATCCGTGTTGAGCCAGCATATCCTTTGCCTCAGACTCACTAGGAGCGCTTGTGGTGGACGTTGTTTCCTCGGCTATGGCTTTACCCATGTACTCGGTGAAGTACGCTTGTAGAACCTTGTCCAATTCGATTGCTTTAACTCCAGCTTCCTTAGACGCGTCGATTACTTTGAATACGGGCGTGGTGTAGTTAACCTTACCCTTCTTGCCTTCAACGTATGATGCAATCTGGATGGCATCCGTGTCTAGCTTTGAGCGATTTGCTTTGCTAAAGTCAGACCATGATTGCAGAGACGCTCCCTTGAACATAATGCAACCAATCTTGTACTCGCTTCCGTCCTTGTAGGCAATGTACACGTTGGTTGTGAACTTACCACCTTCGCTCTTCACTTTTTCTTTGATGTCTTGGTAGATACCTTGAGCGATTGTGCCCCCCTTAAAGGAACGCACTAGAAGTGGGCTAGCTTTTGTGCTCCTAACCTCGTTAGAGTAGACGCCACTTTTGGATGGGTCATTCCACCCCGTGATGGAGGCAGTTTGATCTAGAACTAGGAATGTGAATGGTAGTTTAACCATTACGCTTTTCTTTTCTGCCTTGTCGTAATACTTTACGCAAGAGTTGTCTGAATCCCACTCGAACCATCTGGTTGAGGGATTGCTTGTTGTTGATGTTGGGTTTGACCTTGACATTTTTTATTGAATTTACTTTCGTTAATGTGAGTGTGCATAGGTGTCGGGCTATATAGGGTGTACATCGCCAGTGTATCTAATGATGACTGCGTGTATGCCCGACATATTTGTTTGGATGTGATATTCATAGAGGTGCTTTTTTCGAACTACAAGGATAACGATGCCTTCTCCCCACCTATCGATGACCTTGAAGGAACGCCATTTTACTTTGTCTCCTATTTGCATTCTACAATATTACATTAAAATAAATTACTATGCAAATTATTTTTTAGAAGTCATCCCCATCCTTTGACTTCCATGTTTGAACTGCTTGTGAGAAGACTGCCATTATCATACTAAAAATGATAAACGCTAGAATGAATATTGCTATCATATGATTGTTACTTTTGTTAGTTTACTTAGCCTAGGATGAGCAGATTTGTACTCATCGATTTGAATGATTGACTCCGTGGTAACCTCCACGCCCTCTGCTTTCGCATATTGGAGGACGATGGAGGCTTTAATCTCGGTATGGAATGACTCACCTTGCTTTAAGATGGTCAAGAGGGACATCATGCGTCCCGTGTATGAATTTGGTTTTGACATTGGGTGGGTGCAATTATATATAATTATTTTTTGTTATGCAAGATATTTTTTGAACTAGGATATATCCAGCATAGCTATTAGGTCGCTTTCGTAGTCCTCGACTATTACCTCCTCCCATGTTGATCCTATGGCTTCTGCTTTCTCCATGCATCTCGCCTTCAGCACGCTTGCATATCCGAAATCGAAATCTATCTCGTGCAGGTTTTCTCTGATGAAGTCTTGCGATGTTTTGCTTGTGATTGCTCTCATGATAGTTTGTTTGAATAATAGCTAATCATATCGTGAATAAAGGATAACGCTTTGACGAAGCCTATGGTTTCTAACTCGCCACGCTCTATTTGGTCTGCGTAACTTTGTTGTTGGTCACCATCAGGCGTGTGCCCAAAGTACGCTATCTCTATGTAGTCTAGGTCATCGTTGATGCATGAGACATCGTTTACGCTTAATTCGTCGCTTTCGACAAGAGCCTCTAGGTGGTTCACCATTGCTCTGATTAATTGGTTGTTTAGTTCAGTGTTCATATTGTTATGATTGGTAATTCGTTAGGGTATTGCTCTACATGAGCCGTTGGGAACGCTTTCTTTAACGCTTTGACAAGATCATCGTTGTCATAGGTTGCACCTCCGTCACGCTCTTCGAGTACAATAGGCGTGATAGCTTTGGTGATGTCGCTTTCGCTTAATGTGGTCAAGAGTACTAAGTCTTCCTCCTCCCACGCTGTGGTGTTGATTCTATAAATTTGCATTGCTTAAAATGGTTAGTTCGTCTTTTGGGATGTATTCTTCTATGAAATCCTTTAGTAGTTCAGTTAGGGTGCATCGGTCATGGTATTGGCACACTTGCGTGGTGTAAATGCCCTCAGATATCTCTATGACATTGTCGCTTTCGCATACATACCAAATAAAGGTAGTTGCCAAGTCATCAGTTACTTTAACTACCAAGGGAGTCTCCTCCCAAGGTAGCCTTACTTCGATTGATTGTGGTAGGTTCATACGCTTTTGGTGGTCTTAAGGTAGATTCGGTTTAATAGCTTCTTGAATGGTTCGCTTTTAACAAGGTCTGCTATCGTTGTGTGTACTTCGTTGTCCCAATACGAAATCTCGTACTTATTGGAAACAAGTGCATCCCACCATGTGTCATTGATGCGTTCATCTTGCTTAGTCCACCTAGCTTTAATTATAATCTCGCTTGGGTCGTGCTGATTGTATCTTTGAAGTCCTGCCAATATAAGCAATTCGCTTGACTGACCATACTCCTTCACCTCTGCCCTCAGTTTTGTGCCCTTGAAGTCGCTATTGAGAGCCTCTGCTATGGTGGTCATCTCGTCTCGGACTGCCGAGCGTAACGCATCGTTCTGAGCCTTTATCTCGGCTATTCTGATGTCACCTTGTCGCTTTGCCTCGTTGAACTCTGATAGGTCAATAAAATTGAAGGATGCACTGGGTTTAACGCTTTCGTTAATTGATTTGAATTGCTCAGTGATGTCACTGATGATTTGCTTTTGTTTTGATGTTAAATTGGTCATGGTTATTTGTTATTAAGATAATGAATTGCTTTGTCGCGGAAAATATGCTCGAACTCCTCATAAGAGGCGTCACCCCCTAGAGGGTGATACTTCAGGTAGGCTTCCATCTCGGCAGTTGAGTCAGCTGACGCTTTGCCGACAAAAAAGGATGCAATCATTATGACCGCTATCCACATAAGTTTGATGTTATTGTTCATTGTTGATTTGCTTTAGTAGTTCGTTTCTAAGGTCGCTTGGTAGCTGAGTGCAAGATATCACCAACTCGTTTCCGTGGCAGTCAGCCTCAGCCTCTTTTCTGTCTCCATAGACTATGATGCGTCCGTATGGGTCGCTGAATAGACTATTGTTACCCCTATCATATAGAACATATTCGTTTGGTTGCAATGTGCACTTGCGTTCACTCACTTGATGTGGGATGCCGTCAGAACCCATTGTCCACTCGTCTATGCCTAGACCCTTTGGTCTACTAAGAACGAACGCCAGAGCGTCTTGCTTTATGTCGAAGGACGCTATTGTCATGGTTGAGCCATCCCAATTTGTCTTGAACACTTCAAACCATGTAGGTTGCTTTGCGTCCCCTTCTAGGTCTCGCACAACCTCAACAATGTAGTCATGTGCGACCCCATACATACGCTCTCGCATGGCATCGTCACTTGACCAATACTCTATGAAGTTATTCAATTGGTCTAGGTGTGCTCGCTCTTGGTCGGATAAAGGCTTTGGCTTTGGAGCGTTTATCTGAGACCTCGCTTGGTCGCTTAAAGAGATTTTTTCTGCCAATAAATCTTTGGTGTCGCTTTCGGGATTGTCCATGATCAATTGCCTTAGCATTTGGTCATTCATGCCAAGGCTTTCAATAATAAATTGCATGGTCTCGCCATCGACATCGATTGCTTTCAGCTGTCCGATTGCATTGGTAACGACTAGAGCGTTCATTGGGCTTTGAGTCATCAGGTAGGTTTGTTTTTTCATGATATATTTAAAATAAATTTGAGGGTGGTGGAGGATTCGAACCCCCACTGCTCACCATCCACCCTAGGCTTTATGCCAATGAATACACTTGCTTTGTGTTCTCTCCTAGCCACTTCATGCACTCCTCAAAGCCTAGCAGATTGTTTTTGTAGCCACCACCAACCATCAGGTAGGTTTGCTTTGCCTCAGCGTCCTTTGGAGAGGCGTGGTGGTTGGTGTACCTTGTCACTCCGTTGAACAACGCCCACAATGTCTGCCCATGGGTGTTGATTTCAGTTTGTAGGCTATCAGCGAATGCAGTCACTTGGTTTTTCTTAAGGCTTGACACCTCGCTTGTCTGAGTCTGCTTTGCGTCCAAGGTGAATATGCGACGGATTACACGCTCAATGACCTCCTCACCTATCTTAAGGTCTGCCATACGCTTAAAGTCGGTCATCAGGATGTTGTCTGACAATAACGCTTTGTTCAAGTCCTCTGACGCCACACGCACACGCTCCTCGGCAGATGATGTGTGCCTGAACTTTGCTAGTTCCTTTAACGCTTTGTGGAACATGTTCTGACAAAAGACCACCTGAGAGGTCGAGCCAAAGCCGATTGATGAACTGCCGTCATGCGAGTTCAGGGCAGTAATCCAACGCTTTACACCACTATTGCCAATGTACTCGTCAGGCAGTTCGCATTGGATGAACACCTTGCTTCCACCATCCAGAGAGCCACCTCTATGCTTTTGACATTGGATGCCTTGCGATGCCATTACGATGGTCTCAGCTAGCGTGTGGTTCTGCATGGGTGCGTACTTGTTACCCACGCTTCCAAGCCATGAATTGGTGTCTGAGCGATACATTCCAAAGGTCTCGGATGCTTTGCCGTCAGCAGTGAATAAAGGCTCTTTTGTTACTGACCAATTTAGGTTTGTAGATTCTAAAAGGTCTAGGGTCTGATTGAAAATTGTTTGGTTCATGATATATATTTTATGATTAAGACAAGGCTTTCGCCTCGTTTCGCCTCCTGAAGGCTCGTCAGTTAATCTTTGTACTTTGACCAACCGAGAGACTCCTTATCGTCGAGGTCGCACGCTATTTCGATATTGCTGAACATGACCAATATCTCTTCAGGTGCTTTGTGCTGAACTGCCCACTCTCGTATCTTAGCGAGGTCATCCAAGACCATGTCCATGCGATGCATAGTCTCCTCGGTAGGTGAGAAGTAGTCATGCTTTGGCTCGCTTTCTATAGGCTCTTCGATTTGATATGCAAAGTGCTCGCTATCCTCATCAATTAGCACGCCATTTACAAAGCGATATTGGTAATCGCTTTCGTCATCCTCCCATGACGTCCAATAGAATGAGTCACCTCCGTTCTTTTCGCTTTCGTCATAAGCCTCTTGCAAGGTCTGATTCCAATGCTTTCGGCAGTATTCAATCGCGTCGCTTTCGTACTTAATGTAGGTCTCACCACCACTTACAACCCACCCCTCGTACATGCCTTCGCCCGTGATGTCGCACTTTCTAGCGTAGTATTGACCCTCTACTTGGTCATTGTCACGCCATGCCTTTAAAACGCTTTGTGTAGGCTCTGAGACTGGCGATTCTAACTTGGAGACCTCTGCTATTATCTCATCGTATTTCGCTTTCCCAATGACCATGTAGTCACCCCATCCAATAACCGACTCAATGATGCATCCTATTGGTGTGTTGGGTTCATAAACTTGCAGATTGGTCATGCTATTCACTCCTTTGTGAATCGTCTCTGCAATTGCTTTGGCGTTTAGCGAGGTATTGTCAGCAACCCTTACCATGTCGCTACCAAATAGCACATAGGTCTTGTCATCGCTTTGGTTTAGCTCAGTAATTTTGTGGCTCTCATCAGAGATGCCCATTTGCTCTAGTTCTTTCTGAGCCATCAGACCGCTTTCGACCATAGAGTCATACATCGCCTGAGCGTCAGCCATTGTTAGTGCTTCGATTTCTGCATATGTTTCCCATACGCGAGTCAGTTTTACTTGATACTTTTTCATGATATATTTAAATTAAATTTTGAGGGTGCGAGAGGAGTCGAGCCCCTCGCTAAGACCATCCACCCTGATTACTTTTGCTCTGCCTTAAACACAAAGCCTGACTCATCACCTATCGCTTTCCCTTTAGCACGCAAGCCTATTATCGTGCCTTTCTCCCTGAGGAAGGTCAGGTCATGCTCGTCGCCATCCACCACGCTATAGCCTTTGTATGTCTCAGGGAGGGCTTTCTTTCGCTTGGTGTCAAAGACCATCGCCACATTGAATCCCATTTCCAGAGCAGTGATAGAATTAATCTGATTGAGGGCATCTTCGCTTACGCTGAAGGTCAGGTGATAGTTATCAGGCAATTCCTTTAGCAGTCTGCTGAACACTTTTGTGTAGTCATAGAACTGAATGTGTGGGAAGTGCTCCATCAGATTCTTGCCCTCATGCATCATATTCTCCCAAGGGATGTCAGAAGTGCCGTTCATTCTTACAGCCATGCCGTCTCCGTGCTTTGCATAGCCCTTGGCTATCTCTTTGTAGGCTTGAGCCATAAAGCCCTCCTTATTGTGTAGGAAGTATTCAGTTTTGTTGCGTCTCGCTTTAGGGATGCTCTCATAAATACCACCAAGACCGGCAGTATAGAGACAAGATGCTATGCACCCTTTGGATGCACCGGCACAAAGATTCTTACCAAGTGAATTGGCTTTGTGAGGTGATAGGTAGATAATGTAGGTCGTGAAGCCTAGAGCCTCTCCTTTAATGGTCTTGGCGTTTTGTGTGCCAAATAATGATGATGGTTTAGTGTACATGATATTTAATAAAATTTGCTAGTAGAGGGAGATTCGAACTCCCTCTGGTCACCTTATACTAGTTTGGTTTGTCTATGCCTTAGGATGTCAATGATGAGGTCTCCAAAGGCTTGGGAGGTGATGCGTCTCTCGTCAGGAAGCAATTCGCACCCTAAACCTCTACCACCATATCTGCTGACCCACTCTTGGCTTTCACCTTCTTTCAATAACTCCTCAGTAATCAGGTGAGCATACTTGCATCTCTTTACGCGTGCTTTTAATTGGCTTGTCATGTTGTTGTATTGTTTATGTTGATTAATAGCCATAGGTCTCATATCTTTTCAAGGCTTTACGATACATGCGAGCAAGGTCATTTATAGGGCACGCATATTGGATGTCTGATTTTTTGATTGTCTCAGAGCCTTTCTCCCATACATTAATGCCTTTCTTAAGGTGCTTATATAGGTCTAGTTTAACCCATTTAATGTACATTGTGCCTCTGCTATATTTGATGGGCTCATACTTGTAAGGTGCTTGCCATGTGCAAGACTCGTCAACGACCTCTAGGTCTAAATTGTTAGCACGCTCGATTAATAAGTTAAGAGCACTCACCTTCTTTTCAATTGATTTGATGTTCATGGCTTAATTGTTAGATTGGTTAAGTTCAGTAGAGACAAGAGCACAAGAGGTGAAGACCATAAGGCATGCACCTAGGAACATAAATGTGTTTTCGTACACTAGGGACGCTAGCACCATGACCAATGAGGTCACAAAGCATAGGATAAAAATTGCTAATTTCATTATTTGGTATAGTTAAAAAGTACTGAATTGTTTAGTCCGTAAATAGATTCCATAACGCTCTCTACACTTCCCTGAATCAGGATGGTGATGTCACCAATACACTCTATCTCCACGCCATGTAGATTGCGTTCATGAGTGTAGATATGAGTTTGGTGAATAGCGATAATGTGACTAGTGTTGATAGCTAGGTCTTTGTTGCTTTGCAGTTGAACTGCGGTGATGAATTGATTCATAATATATGTTATTAAAGTTTACAAAGATTGCAAAATTCATTTCATATATCCAAACATTTTATAAAAAAAAATACAAAAAAGTTTTGTATCCCTTGCTACAACTTGTCTAGCGAGGATGTCCAAAAGTCACCAATCAATTTGGCGTGCATCTTACTGAACATGCTGTTAAATTCGTCGGTCAATTTCTCGCCAAGCCTTGTCAATGCATAGTGTTTGGTCTTATTAGTACTGGATATTATAGGCTTGAGCACCTTGCCTGAGCGAGCATGGACATCCAAGTGATTTAATTCTTCGACCAAGCCTAGACTAATCAGGTCAGCTAGCACCTTCCTTCTATTCGTCAGGGAGTCTTTCTTAGTATATGGTAATATCTGCGAAAGCCTTGCCACACCATCGTTCAACTGCTGAACCACCCACATTCCTAAGATCATGTGAATATGGTAATTTGTCAGGGAGCGAAACGGACTCAGGGAGGAGGTCTGAACTTTAGATATAACCGAGGGCATCACCATCCCAACAAGATAGCCAAATGCCAAGGACTCCTTACCTGAGCGAATATTCTTAGCAACAGCATCACGATGTTTGTCCCTCTTATACATGGCGCACTTCACTCGCTCATCAGCTAGAATGTCCTTCAGTGGGATGGAAGCAAGGACATCAGGAGAGGACAGCAAGCCTGATTCCTCAGGCGAACTATAGTTACCCAATGGATGCTCAACATATATTGACTCTTTGCTCATAAGTGTATTGTTTATCAGGTAGCAAAGATAGGGAAGAACGCTGAGAGGTCTATCAGTTTTGGCGAAAATGTAGCGAGATGGAAGGAAGGGAAGGAAACATGCCTTTTAAGGATAAACGCTTCCTTTCTCACGCACTTTCACCCCTCGCATAGTCCTTACCTACTACATTCACCTCAGAGTCGCTTAGGATGGCTGTATCGCCTTGTCTTATAATTATAATTATGTTAACTAGTTTTGCCGTCCCTTCCCTGATGCCCACCCCTCCCCTCCCCTCCCCTCCCCTATCTCAGACCAATGGAAAGAAATGCTCTTAATCAGTTTACTTTGCTTTCAATCTCAGGTCAGAGAGGGCATCATGCGAAACATGACCAAGAGTGAGTGATAGCAAGGCTCAACGCTATGGGTGGCTTCCGTAAAATGTCGTTCGATTCGGGCGCGCGTGGTATGGGATCGACATCGATCACCTCACCAATACAGTTAGACCTGGGGGTGGGTTAAGTAGATAGGCCCCCGTACGTTAGTACAAGTGTACCCTGGGTTAAGTAAATGATGCCGTACCACGTTATTAGTATAGGGGTGTACCTAGTTAGACGTAACTAATTGATTCTCATAAAGCAAAAAAAGCAAAAAAAGCAAAAAAAGCAAAATTAGGTATATACCCTTGGTGTACACTTATTCCAGAATATTTGTCTCCACCGCGTGTAAAACTTAGCATATGCTAGAATTTTGTACTATATTTGCACAATGAAAAGGAGAAAGAAGGTCAGGCCATACAAGAGGTACTACAAGCTTATTGATATTGCGGCTATATTTGGTTACGCGTCCCCTAAAGCGTTCTATGCTACATCTGCCAGAGACAGAATACTTACAGCAGTTGATCAGATTATCAGGGAGGTGGAAAGCCGCGCCACCATTGAAGAAGGAAAAAAATCTATAAATATAAAGAGGATCCCTAAGGAGAACCAGTAAATAAAGTTTGCATAGTAATATATTATTTAGTATGTTTGCATCATTATGAACCAAAAAAAAAATAAAGAATTAGAAAAACTAATTAGAGTCGCTGAAAACGTTAGTGACGCAATGCACAAAGACCAGGACCTAGCTCAAGGGTTTATCCTCATAGCTAACCAAGGGGACACATCCACCGCAGCAGTTGTAGGTACAGAAATGTCTTTGGCTTGTGCACTGTACACCGCGTGCAAAAGCTCAGATGAGCTCACCAAGATTGTAATGACCGTTGCAACTGAAATGATGAAAGGTGCATTCAAGAAGGAAGGCAGCAATTTTTTACTAATGGGACCTAAAGGAGACGCGTAGTATGTTAGAGAGATTAGTTGAACTATACGAAGACGAGAATCTGTTAAAGGCAGACGGATTTGATGAGGCTGTAATAGGTATCTGTACCAGAGAATACAGACTTATATACTCCATGAAGAAAATCATTGAGATACTTATAGCCGAGGGAATGACTGATGAGGACGCACTTGAGCACTACTACTACAATATATCTGGGGCGTGGGTAGGTGAGAAGACGCCTATATTTTGTGAGGATCTGGACTAGAAGTGTCACAATTTTTAAAATAATCGTGACGCATAAATACAAATAAACAGAGAGATGACAACAAACGAATCAAACGTACTAAACACTAACATACCCAACCTAAAGCTAAAGGTTAGAAGGAGCTGGTTGACCAAGAACGAGGCGGACAGACTTACATTTGATAACTGTTATGCATTCGCAATACAGAGCATAGCCGGGAAGATACTGACCTTCCACATTATGACTGACTACGGTATGCTAAGGAGCAGAGTGCCCATCTCTGAGCTGTTCGAGAAGGAGCCAAAGAACGACATACCTTCCGACCACAAACAATTGTGGGACTGCTTCAGTGAGAATGTCAGCGCTATAGAGTACCTGTACCTTGCAGAGAAGAGGTGCAAGGTTATACTTAAGGACAAGTCATTCGCCTGGGCAACATACCTGTTCACAGTGGACTGGTTTAGTAACCCTTACTCAGACGAGCCTACCGACTACAAGTGCGGACACATCCTACTGGCAGACGATGGTTACCTTATGTGCCAGCCTAACAATAGAATATTCTGGAAGGACTCAAACTTTATTACTAACGACTTCCCTGTAAACCCAAAAGAGTTTAAGGTTGACACCGTGCTGGAGTGTGTTGAGTCCAAAAGCGACAGGTGGGTAAGTGCTAACAACAACTCCTTCTACTACGATATAAACGAAATAAAATGAAACAAAAATATTCAGCAACCGTACACACTCTGCAACCAAACAGAGTTCCCATTCAATTTATATGGGACACACAAACTTTAGTAAATGGGGTTATGTTCTACTATCTTGAAAAGGATCCTGTGGCAGAAGTTCCAACAACCTATATTGTTACTCACGCAAGATTTATTAACCCAATAACCGAAGAACCATCAGAGCACAACATGGACTAATGGAAGTAACAATATTTTTAACACTTAGCACAGCAGCTATAATACTTATAGCAATTTACCTTTACAAGCAAGGAACTTTTGATAAAGACATATGAACGACAAACAAACAGACCATATCGTTGAAGCCAACAAAATGGTCACCGCAGTCGAATCTATTATTCAAAAAATAAACAATGTTAAACCAACTGAATTTTGTTCAATAGAAACTATTAAAAAATGGTGTATTGAAGCCAAAGCAATGGAGAAAGAGCAAATAAAAAATGGTTGGGATAATGGTTTTTTAGATTATCAAATCTCAATGCACGAAGACGCAGACCAATATTATAACGAAACATATGGATCTTAAACCAACACTACACCCAATAGATCCTTACTATACTATTATAGTTAGACCTATGAACAGGGAGGAGAAGCGCAAGTTTACCTTTGAGACAGACAAGGTTATACGCGAACTGTTCCCGATAGACGCAGAGTTTCTGACCGACCTATTTGTTAGAGACAGGGACTACCACGAAGCGTTCACAGAGAGGAACACCCAGTACAAGGATGAGGTTGCCAAACTAAACAGGATTAACAAGTGGAAGTTTATCAAGCTCCCGGACACATACTTCTACGAAGAATACAAACCAATTGAAAATGCAAGTTAAACCGTTAAATAATTTCGTCCTACTAAAAGCCAAGGTAGACAACTCAAAGATAAAACTGGAGGGTGGACAGATCCTCTACCTAGACACATCATTTGCCAAAGAGAAACACTCGGACGTAGTGTGCGAGGTTGTTGCCGTTCCAGACAGATTGGTATATGGATTCACCACGGATATTAACCCTAGAACCGGCAAGTACATTCAGAAGCAGGAGTCTATGGACTGGAAGACAGACATGGATCTGCGCGTAGGGGACGAGGTTATCATTCACTACCTAGCCTATGTCAATGCATTCGGCGACGACAAGAGGGCGTTCACACTTGACGGTGATGAATACTTCTTTTGCCCGTACCAGTACATATACCTAGCCAAAAGACGTTGGACCCCTACAGAGGAGGACGTGTTCTGGAAGAGCTACAAGTCAAGCAAAACAAAGTACATCACAGAAGACTGGAAACAGCAGCACGGCATCGTTATGAACGACAAGGAGATATACAACGTGGTTATGCTAAACGGTTATATCTTAGTACAGCCTATTGAGAAAGAGTTAAAGTCACAATACATTGAGCTGCCTGCGAGCATGACCAAGGCCAACAAGAAGAAGGTCAGGATATGCTACGCAGGTAAGCCAAACAAGGAGTACCTTAACGGTGTATACTACGACCAGTTTGTTGATCCAGGAGACATGGCACTGGTAGACAAGAGTATTGACGTGCCACTAGAGGCAGACGATCACAAGACATTTAACGGCAACGAGGCTTACTGGAGACTGCAAAGTTGCCTAATCCACGCCATACTAGATGTCTGATAAACCACACATAAGGGCATAAAATAACACACAACGTAAAGTATATCATACATAATGCACATCCAGATCACTAAAGATTTTATGATAGGGGAGTTCTACCTCACTCCAAGTGTTTACTTATATGGAAACAAGAGCTTAAAGATTTACTACATAGGATTCAAGTGGCTGCTGTTTGGGTGCAAGCTACAGCTAAGAAAATATAAATACAAAGTATACTAATGGCAACACACACAGAGTTTAAACTACAGGCTGCCATATGCAAGTTCCTGGAAATGCAGTACACGGACGTGCCATTCTTGTCGGACGCAATATCAAATATTAATTTAACTATTCCTCAAAGAGTTAGAAATAAATCAATCCAGAAAAAAAATTTTTCTTGTCCTGATTTGATAATATTTAAGCCAAACAATGGTTACAGTGGACTGTTCCTAGAGCTTAAACAAGTCTCTCCATACAAACAGGACGGCACACTAAAGAAGCAGATAGTAAAGGTAAAGACAAACGGTGTAGTTACCGAAGTATACGACCACCTTGAGGAACAAGACAGAGCACTAAGAAACTTAAGAGGATTAGGTTATAAGGCCGAGTTCTGCTGGAGCCTGGACATGGCGGTCAAGATAATAAACGAGTACATGAGGGGATGATATCGTTGTGGGTGTGAACGTCAAACCCTCTTTTTTATGATCTACACAGACCTATATATCTTTGCCAGCGATAACCCTGCCGATGGGTTCAAGGAGCTGCATGACTTTGCTGCAAGTGTAGGTTACGACAAGGGCTGGCAGTACAACCACTGCGGCACACCATACTACCAGTGCAGGAAGAGAGTATTAGTTTTAAGAGAGCTAGCCAAGATAAGGGCCCCAATAGTTAGCCGGGCTACAATGAAGGAGGTGCTCAGACACAACAAGGCCAGGATAAACATACGCACAGACTTCAAATTGTTTTCTATTAGGAAACTATCAGCGTATCTGCTTACGGATATTTGCGTATCTAATCGTATCGAGATAGACTTCGACCACATACTAATAAAATCGACAGAGGCTTACTGCATAACAAAGTACGAGTTCCAGGACACCAAGATAGTATTCACCCTAAACTACGAGTACCCAAACGGCAAGGTTGTAATGAACAACGAGACCGAGCTGACCATACCGGAGTTTGTAGTTAAAAGGATCCAGGAAAACTCAAGACCTATGTCAATGACCTCAACCAGAACCAAGATAAAAAATAAATCGTAACTTTGCAATAATGGAATTTACTCCCGACGACTTCAAACGAATGATGTTTAATGTTTACGCAGCTGACGAAAGCGTAAGTTTTTTAACACAATTCCCAGAACTTAGGCTCTACTCAGAGTTTGAAAAAAAGCTAAAGAATTTAGATAACAATAAGATTATCAAATACATAGCATATGTGTATGACAAGAACTCGCCCTACAGGGTTAAGTACAAGGACATCACGCAAAGAAAAGTACGTGCAATTATTGACGCAGGGTACGGCCTGGAGGGCAAGACATTTGCCCCAGAGGTAGAGGACGTGCTACAGGGCAGAAGCCCTAACGTGGCTGACATGATTGTAGCGTTCGTAAAACTGCACTGTAACGTAGGTTACTCTCACGTTGTGCTACTGGAAACAATGTACTACCAAATTCTGAAGGACGTTCTGCTTGGACAGTCAGCTAAAATTACAGACCTTGAGAAGACTAAGGTTGCGTACGAGGTAGCCATCAACGACATCCTAGAGCACGACCAGGACAAGGGTTTACTAAAGTCCCTGTACAAATCTATCAACAGCGACAAGCTTCGTTTGTCTCCAGAGGACATTGCACAGGACATAAGAGAGAAAGGGATCGCAGAATCTATAACAGACGACGAGGATGGATATTGATATAGTAAAAAACGCAAAGAAGTGGGGAGTCAAGGCTAAAGTACTTGAGTCTTACAGGCCTGCGCAGGAGTATATTGACTTCAACGAGGAGGATAAGGACCTTGACACGATAAGGGTTACCCTACCAAGTCCGCCAAATCTACCTAAAATTGATGGTTTTGGCGAATTAGCGCAGGATCAAAGGTTTCGCAGGACAATTGTTCCATCAAAAATACTAGAATTACAGCAAACTCAAGACGAGGACGGTTACTACCTAACCCAAGACGAGATATGGGGCAGAATGGAGGAGCAACCAGAGTATTATAAGGAGGAAATCAAGTTTATAAAGAGGGAATGGAAGCGCAGACTGGAGGGGTACTGGTTTTTTAACAACGGAGTCCCTACATATATTGACGGTTGGCACTATGTTTACCTAAACTACTTCGAGTTAGACCACGGATTGCCAGAATATCGTGACAGGGATAGGCGTTTCTTCCACTTCGCAAGGTACTGCCACAATGATCCGAAGTGTTACGGGTTTGTTTACCCTAAACACAGGCGTGAGGGGGCGACTTATAAGACAAGTTGCATCCACTACTGTATAATAACCCTACTAATCAAGGCCCGTGGTGGTATCCAGTCCATGACAGACGACTCAGGTAAGGACGTATTTCAAAAACACATCATAGACCCGTGGCGTAGTATGCCATTCTTCTTCAAACCTAACCACAACGGTGGCGATGACCCAAAAGCACTCTTAGCATTTAGAGCATCATCGTCCAGGGGCAAGGCAGGCATCAAGTACAAGTCAAATAAGTCACTAGGAAGCGAGATAAGTTTCAGATCCTCTATAGAGACAGCCTATGACGGAACAAAACTGTATTTCTACCACCACGAGGAGGTAGGTAAGGCTGTGAACGTAGACATTAACAAGAGGTGGGAGGTTGCACAGCTGTGTCTATCAACTGGTGCCGGCACAAAGATACACGGGTTCAGTATTCACACCTCCACGGTGGGTGAAATGGAGCTAGGTGGTGGTGAGCAGTTTAGAGAGCTGTGCGAAAATTCCCAATTTGGGAAACGAAGCGCAAACGGACAGACTGCTACAGGGCTATACGTTCTATTTACCCCAACATGGGACGGATTGGAGGGATACATCGACAGGTACGGCAACAGTGTAATAGACACGCCAACAGAACAGCAGGCTATAGACATAAGGGGAACAGTTGGGGCCAAGGAGCACATCCTAAACACAATAGACTACCTAAAAACTTTACCAAAAAAGGATAAACTACTACAGTTCCAGCGTGAACACCCGACTACATACAGGGGTTGCTTCAGGTCAAATTCAAAGGATCCATTCTTTAACATTTCCAAGATAGAGGACAGGCTAGACGAGATATCAAGCGACCCAACAGGGACGGTTAAGGGTAACTTCGAGTGGATAGGCACACCGTACCAGAGTGGCGTTAAGTTTGAGCCACACGAGAACGGAAGGTTTGAGATGTCCTACCAACTTGCAGCTGATAAGGCCAACAGGGTTACATGGGACTCTAACATAGAGTCATTTGTAGCTGACAATGTACAATTCTGTGCAGGCGCGGATCCATTCAAAGCCAACACAACCAAGGGTAAGAAAAGATCCAATGGTGCAGGGGCTGTGTTTTGGGGTCACGACATCATGTTGGACCCATTTGAGAAACCATTCGAGGAGTGGCAGAGCAACAGGTTTGTTTGTACATATTCGTACAGACCAGACACCAAACCAGAGTACGGGGACGACATGATAAAAATGTGCGTGTACTGGGGGTGTCCAATGTTCCCGGAAACAAACGTGCCATTCGTTAGGGAGCACTTCGAAGAGAACGGCTACGGGGCTATGCTAATTCACAGACAAGAGAAAGGTAAGCACGACATGATTGCAGGTGGTGATACCACAGAAAAAGTTAAACAAAAAATATTCCAGCTGTACCAGACCTACATAGAGAGGCACGTCATGAAAGAAAAGCACGCACAGCTACTAATGGAGGTAAGAGACATTAAGGGAGTGGACGATATGACGAACTTTGATATGTTCACCGCAGGGGGATACGCAATGCTAGGCATAAGCCACTACCTTCCCGATATACAAAAGCAACAAAAACAAGATATTGAAATTAACTATACCTTTGTAGAGACATTTAATTACTAATGGAGAATTTTAACAACAATAGTACAACCGGGGCATATAACTTCCCGTCACATAGCGTAGATCCTGCTATAAAACTAAAGAAAGACTGGAACGTGCAGTACTGCCAGGCAATACATTCGTTGTACAGGAACAACTTGACGGGTATAAACTATTCCGACGTTGACTTGTTTGCAAGATACCGTTCGTACGGCGCAGGTAACCAGGACAAACTCCAGTACATGGACTGGCTAGGGATAACCAAACGTCCAACACCAACAGTTCCAACAGGGGCCGTGTCAACCAGCAGTCCAGTTCAACAACCGTCTGACTTTGTTAGACAAGGTTACATGAACATTAACTGGGAGATACTGTCTGTTGCGCCAAACTTTAAGAACGTAATCCTTGGAACATTTGAGGAGATAGACCACGACATTTATGCTGACGGTGTAGACGAGAAGTCTAGCGCTGAGAGGGAACAGGCAAAGTGGATGTTGTGGATGGAGCGTGAGATGGAGGACTACATGATAGAGATGGAGAAAGCTGTAGACATCAAGCTTCGTAAAGAGGGTTATGTTCCAGAAACAATCCAAGAGCTGCAAATGTTCTCGGCTATGGGTGGGTTCAAGCTTAAGAGCGAAATATCAATCGAGGAGGCTCTACGTTACACGTCATTTATATCAGAGTGGAAGGAAGTAAAAAGAAAAATATTTGAAGACCTGTACGAATTAGGAGTTGCTGTTACCAAAGACTTCTTAGACCCAATGACCCAAAAGGTAAAGGTAAGATACTGTGACCCTGCGCTGTGCGTTATACCATACGTTCACCAGTCAGAGTTTAAGAATATGCCGTTTGCAGGTGAGTACATATTTTACACCATTGCAGAAATTAGAGCACTAAACAAACCAGACGGAACGCCTCAATTCACAGAGGAGGAGTTGGTAGAGATAGCGCAGAAGTCAATCAACCACTACAACAACCCTGCGATTATTAACAACTGGTACATTGACCAGTTTGGTAGATACGAGTACGACACATTTAGAGTTTGCGTTCTAGATTGTGAGTACAAGTCAGACGATTTTAAGTACACCACAGAGAGAGTTAACTCTAAAGGCGAAACTGTTGTACACAGGGACGAGTTTGGCAAGGTAAGAACGGGAGACAAGAGAAAAACTACTATCAGCAAGACCTTAATGGTTTATAAATGTAAATGGATAGTTGGAACAGAATACGCGTGGGACTACGGTCACCAGTTTGACATTCCTAGACCAACCCCATCTGAGGCTAACCTAAGTTTCCACGCATACAAGATGAAATCTGGCAGCATGATTAAAAGAATGATACCTTTATTAGATAGCATTCAGTTGTCATGGTTAAAGTTACAGAACGCCAAGGCTAAGGCTGCACCTAACGGTCTAGCAATTGAGTACGGATCGTTGTTGAACGTGAGTATAGGCAACAACAAGTTAACCCCTCTAGAGGTCCTTAAAATAAGAAACCAAACGGGTGATATATTGTACCAGGCTACAACACACAGAACTTATATGCCATCACAGACAAACTACAAACCTATTCAGGAGTTGCAAGGCGGACTTGGTAACCAGGGGCAGGAGTTTTTGATGTTAATAGACAGCGACATTAACATGATACGCCAGATAATAGGCATTAACAGTGTTGCAGATGCTAGTTCTCCTACAAGTGGACAGTTGGTAGGTGTTTCAGAAATGTCTTTACAGGCAACTTCCAACACACTAAAGCCAATGTACTCTGCCTATGTAACAATTAAGGAGAGAGCGTACAGAAACGTGGCACTAAGGATACAATTGTTAGTTAAATACAATGACTTTTACGAGTTGAGTTACTACAAAGCTCTTGGATCGTCTATTACTCAAACATTAAAGATTGGATCCGAGATAAACAACTCGATGTTTGGTATTCGTATAGAGGCCAGACCAAATGCAGAAGAAAAACAGGCTATCTTAAACGCAGCACTTGAAAGTATGCGCGTAGGCAGACAAGGTGTTCCACTGTTAGGTTACTCAGACTACTTGATGGTACAGGACTTCATATCTAAAGGTATGACCAAGATGGCCAGGGCTTACATTGCCAACAAGGAACAACAGATGATGGCTAAACAAGACCAGGAGAAAATGATGGCTATAGAGCAACAGGGTCAACAGAATCAAATGCTACAACAACAAAAAGGCGAGCAGGATCAAGCGTTGTTTGCACTGGAGATGGAGAAAATCAAACTTGAGAATGAGGAGAAGCGTATAACTTTAGGCGAGCAGCACGAGTACAAGATGGCTGAGATTAGATTAACTCAAGGAATGCAGGTTGACACACAGTCTACATTAAGAGCAATTGATATGCAGCACGAGCACGACATGATGCAGAAGCAAAAGGAACAACAAATGGAACAGGCTCAACAACAAGCTGCTCTTGAGCAACAAATGATGCAGAAAGAACAGCAAGGTCAACAACCTATACAATAATATTTATTTTGTTAATATAAACTTTTAGGTTTATATTTGCAGTCTTACAAAATTAAACATTTGTATTTAGTTAAAAATTCCCAAGCAATGTCACTGCTTGGGTTTTTTTTATTTTATATTGCGATACGGAATATTTTTCTTGCATATATGAAAACTATTGTGTTATTTTGTATCAGATTATTGTAGCGGAATTACAATATAAAGTTCTTTTGATGGGAGTAATCCGTTACAACCATTTAGAAAGCCCTAAGTAATTCCGCTACTTGGGGTTTTTTTATTGTCAAAAGTGGGTTGATATCTAGTACCTTACCAAAAACTTGTGAACCGTAGCCTTTAAAAAAACTGTTATTTATGATATTGATTTAACAAGTCCTGCTCTGTCCTACCTGACAACAGGCCCGTGAAGCCGAAAGGTTCTAAATCAGTAAACGCAACATCCATTCTAGGTTAAACTAGAGAATACATAAGAATTGGACACGGTCGGAAGTGCATAAATAGCTGAACAGTTTCCCGTTCTACTCCTTCACGGATAATGGGACACCTATGCATATACTCGACTTATTTCACAAAATTGTAACAAGTAACACATAAATTCTCTTACTTTGCAGAATATTACAATTGTATGGGAGAATTTGATCAAGCAAAAGCAGACTTCCTAAGCGCGTTGGAACCAGCCAGTCCAGACGCACCTAGCGAGCCAATTGCGCCAGTCACACCGACTGAGCCAGTAGAACCAACAGGTAGAATCAGTAACGATCCACCTGCTGCAACAGAACCAGTTGTTACGCCTACAGGGGACGACACAAGGCTTCAGACAATCAACGAAACCTTTGGGATGAACTTTACCTCACTAGATGAGATAGAGTCTTTTAAAGGAGTCCTAAGTGAGTTGCCAAGCTTACAAGAAGCCAAGACTCAATTCGAGGAATTAAAGGGACAATCAATTGCAAAGTTCCACTCTAAGACTTTAGAGGAGATGAACACGTTTGCAGCTCAGACAGGAATTGAGGACGCCAGCTTTATTAAACAAGTAAAACAGTTTGACTCAGCTGAAGTAAAAGATCCTATCGAGGCATTAGTATTGGCAGAGATTTTAAAAGATCCGTCACTACTTGACAAAAAAGATATCTTAATAAAGTCTATGAAACGTGAGTATAAAACTCAAGTTGACGATGATCTTTACGGAGAAGAATTGGAAGAGGCTCAAGAGAAGGCAGAGATGGAACAGTTCAGACTAGACCGTAAGGCTGCCCAAGCAACAAAAGAAATCGAGGACATTATGGGCAAAGTTAAAACAGCTGGCCCAGTCCTAACAGTAAGTGAATCTATTAAGCAACGACAAGAACTCAAAGCGCAATGGGAAAATGTCGTTGACCAAAACGTCGATAAAATATTTGGAAAAATACCTGTACAAGTACCGAAGGGAAAAGACAAGAATGGCCAAACTATTATGGAGACAGTGGACTATATAGAGTTGACACCAGAAGAGGCACAAGCACAAGCCAAGCTAGTAGTAAACAAAGTTGTAAGCTCCGGGTTGGAGTTGACACAGGAGAACCTAGTTGAAGCGGTATCAGAACAGTACAATTTAGTCTTAGCGAAAAACCTATCAACGGTGCTAAGCAAGATTGCTGCAAGAACCGAAGGCAATGTAAGGCTTCAGGTGGAGAAGGAAATAACTAATCCTTCACAGCTAAGGGTAGAGACACCTGCGGCCCCTAAAGTAGATAAGACTGCTTCCGACTTAATTGCCGAGAAGTGGGAAAGATACATGAACGGGAATTAAGATCTCAAAAAACTTAAATTAAAAATTCAAAATGGCATTAGCTCAAATCGCGGCACAATATCAAAGTAACTTTGTATCTGCCTATGACGTTCACAAACCGGACGTTCTATCAAAAATGTTTAATCGCTACGGCGATCAAGGATCATCATGGTTCTTAACCCTAGAAAAATTAGGATTCGTTAAACCAGTGGCTGCTACTCAGTACTCTCACTATGAGAACGAATTGAAAAACCCGACCTTCAATGCTGATGCTAGCACTGCTGCTGGAGCTGCTGGTGCAGCTGTCAACATTACGTTGTCAGCTGCCGATGTAAATGGCAGTGGTCAATCTTACCCACGTCAGTTTGAAATAGTTTATTTTAAAGGCGGTCAATTGGGTATGATTATGTCAGTTACTGTAGGTGGAGGTCCTTCTTACACTACTGTATTGTCAATTAAACCATTAAAAACAACAGATGTAATACCTGCTGTTGCAGCTGGTGAAGAAATCTCTATCATCTCTAACGCTCACTCTGAAGGTTCTGATCAACCTAAAGGTGTTGTTCCTGGTGCTACTAAGCGTACAAACTACACTCAAATCATGAAAGAAACTTTAGCTGTAACTGGTACTGAACTAACAAACCAAACTTGGTTTGATGGTTGGGTAGAGGTTCCAGGTAGTGTTAATGGTACTGAGCAAATCGCTAGCGGTAACTCTTGGTACAACTTGAACTGGATGGACATGGAATGGAGAATTGGCAAGCAAGTATCTGGTGCATTATTGTTTGGTGAAACAAGCAATAACATTACCGACACTGCTACAAGTCTTCCAATCAATACTACTCAAGGTTTAATCCCTACTATCAGAAGTTTAGGTAACACTGAAACTTATACTCCTGGTGCATTCTCAGTAACTGATTTCGATGCTTATGGTCGTATCTTGGACAGAGAATATGCTGGTGACTATGTATTAGGTTTAACCTCTAAGTCTTTCAGCGATGAAATCGAAAACACAATGGTTGCTTACTTGGCTAACACTAACATCATCTACGAAATTGAACAACAATTAGGTAGCAGATTCGGTGTAGACGGTAAATCAATCTCTATTGACTTCAACTACTTGAAGAAATCACAAAGAACATTCATGTTCAAGCGTATGATGGAGTTCTCTAACAGACAAACATTTGGTATCGCTAACTCTGTAACTGACGGTTATGGTGTATTCTTACCAATGAACAAAGTTAAAGATGCTAAATCTGGTAAAATGCTTGACAACATCGGAGCTCGCTACAAAAACTTGAACGGATACTCTCGTAAAATGGAGGTATGGTCAGTTAATGGTGCTGGTCCTGGTATGAAGGTAAGTTCTGTAGACGTAAACAAATCGTTCATCAGAACTGACATGGGTGCTCACATTATGGGTGCTAACCAAATGATCTTGGTTAAAACTGTATAATTAACATATTAAGTGATGCGAGATTATTAAAAGGTCTCGCATCATTTTATTTTTCAAACAAAATAGTTATGATATATATAAACAACGAGTTATTCAAAAGAACAAAAACAGAAGACAAAGAAAGCTTAAAGAAATTTCAAAGCTTATTTGCAAAACATTTAGATGAGACGGGTAGGATTATTAAGCCAATAATTCTTAAATACGCTCCTCGCTACATTCAAAAAGACACAGACAATCCAGGAAAATTAATGATGCCTAGAAGTTTGAAGCTTAGTTTTATCACTAACACTTACTACGATGGCCAGATGGCAGAAGTAAGATACTCTAAGTCTGCTGGGATACCACAACAAAACGGTGGAGGCATGAAGTTTTTAGATAATGGGACTCAAGTTGTTGGCGGAAGTTTAGCTGTCAATGATGTTGATCTTGCCTATTACTTGTGGAGATTTTCGGATCAAATTCACACAAAGCCAGAATACAAAGATAGCGCATCGGCGTTCTTTGAAATAGAAAACTTAGAAGGCGAAAGAAGAGAGGCGGTTATTAGAAAAGCTATTGCATCTACAGCAAATGCTAGACTTTGGAATAGCTTAGCCGACGGTGGAGTTGCTGAAGCTACCATTAGATTAGTTGCTAAAAACTTTATGGTTCCTAATGTTGACTCAATGGACATTGATGAAATCAAATTAATTATTGATAAGATGATTCAAATGAATCCTGCTAACATGGACATCTTCTTAAGGCTTACTGACAAGAACAGTGCTCCCAAAGAAGTTATCTCCGAAAGAAGAGGTGTCATTGCAGATGCAATCGAAAGCAACATTATATGCCAAGACTCAATGAAGAAAGGTTTCTTCATGATAGGCCCAGACGGCAATCCAGAAGACAAGCCAATCTTTACCTACAAGCAAGGCGAAAAGGATCCAAAGGGTGCACTATATGTATACCTAGAAGGATCGAATCCTGAGTTCTTAGAAGACCTCAAGACTAGACTAGAAATTGCGTAATATTTTAAGAGTTGGTTCATAATTGGGTGGAGGCCTCTGTGAAAGCAGGGGCTTCTTCATTTCTAACAACCAAAGATGTTAATAATTATCTTTGCCTAATGAAAAAGGAAATCTCAAAATTCTTAACCTTAAACTGGTACGACATTTTTAAGGGAGCTGTAATGTTTTTCTTATCTGCCGCCAGTGACGTTGCTATGCAGGTGTACAACTACTGGATGTCAAACTTACACTATGAAATTGACTACGTTCAAATGTTAAAGGTTGCAGGAATTGCAACAGCTGCATACTTAATGAAACAGTTGGCAACAGGCAGAAAGTCTGAGCCAGAACCAATAAAGCCAGAAATAACAGACAAAATTAAACTATGATAGATCAAGTAACCCTAGACAGAATCGCCAAATTGCATCCAAAGCTAAGAGACGAGGCTAAGGCGATATACTTCGAGATAAATAACAACCTAAAAGGTAGAGCTATTTGTCGATTTGCGTATACCCTAAGAACTGATGCAGAACAAAATGCACTATACGCCATAGGTAGATCAAAGCCAGGCAAGATAGTTACAAACGCTCGCGGAGGCGAAAGCCTGCACAATTTCGGATTAGCAATAGATATTGTGCTATTGGTAGACAAGAACGGAGACGGAACATTTGAGACTGCGTCTTGGCAGACTAATGTAGACTTTGATGGTGACGGTCAGTCTGACTGGATGGAGGTCGTTAAGATATTTAAACTTCACGGATGGGAATGGGCTGGTGATTGGAAATTTGTTGATATGCCACATTTTCAAAAGACTTTTGGGTACTCTGTAAAACAGTTGCAATCCAAACCTAAACCTAATGGATATGTTGCTATATGAAAATTAAATCAGGAATATATTGCATTGAGTCTATTGTCAATGGGAAGAAATACATAGGACAATCAAAAAATACTTCAGAAAGATTAAGTAAGCACAAGACAGAGCTTAAAAAAGGCCGTCACATAAATAAATCATTGCTGACCGATTATATAGAATATGGCATTGACAATTTCTTGTTTTATGATTTAGGGAAATACCCTATTGAGCAATTAAACGAAATGGAGCGACATTACATTTGCGAATACTCGTCTAATAACTCTTCTTTTGGATACAACAAAACCACAGGAGGTAACTCAATGTATGAACATTCTGATCAAACTATTGAAAAAATGAAAACACTAAGAAAAGGCAAAAAGGTTTATCTATTTAATTTAGATAGTTCTTATTTTAGAAGCTTTAACAGCATTAGTGAGTGCGCAAAGTTTTTAAGCGTATCGCCGTGTGATATAAAGAGAACAATAGCAGGAACGCAAAGATATTGTAAGGGATATGTAATTAATGACGAAAAGGTTTTCAAATTTAGGGAAAGCAGAAGGGCAAACAACTACAAAAACTTCGGCATTAAAAAAACAAATTTAGCAATATGAGTGCAAAAACATCAAAAAAAGGATTACTTGTAATTGAAGCTTTAGAAAAGTTTCCAACAGCAAGCAAAAGATCTATAGGCGCGTACCTGCACGAGAACTATCCTGCTCTATTTACATCTGTAGAGAACGCAAGAAAACTCATCGTGCACTACACGACAGACTCTGTGAATATTAAGGGAAAGATAGAACACGAAAGTGACGCCACCAGGGAAAACCCGTTTGGCATACCTAGAACAAGGGGCTCTATTAGAAAGTTTGTGCACCTGCCAGACGGTATAAGAAGTGTTCTTGTGCTAAGCGATATCCACTTCCCTAACCACGACCCAGAGGCTCTAGAGGCAGCCCTCCAGTACGGACTGGACAGTAAAGTAGACTGTATTGTACTGAATGGGGATATCTTGGACAACGAGCCGTTCACGTCACACCTTGCGCCACCGCCAATATTGTCAGAAGTGAGGGAGTGGTTTGAGATGGTTGAAGAGTTTCTAGATATGCTCATGAGGGTATTTAAAGTTCCTGTGTACTGGCTAGAGGGTAACCACGACGCTTGGTACAAAAGGTATCTAATGAAGGCTGCCCCATTGTTGTACCACGATGCATACTACACAATGTCATCAAGATTAAAACTTAGAGAGAAGCACATTACCTGGATGAACGAGGACGAGATACTAGTGGCAGGCAAGCTACCAATCTCTCACGGACATATGATTGTTAAGGGATTCTTCTCCCCAGTCAACCCTGCTAAGGGAGTTTACAATAAGCTAAAGTCGTCCATGATGATAGGACACTGTCACACAACCAGCGAGCACTCTGAGAGCACGTTAGACCACCAACTGGTAACTTGCTACTCAACAGGATGCCTGTGTACGTTAGCGCCTGGATATGATCCATTTAATTGTAAGCATAATCTAGGGTTTGCCCACGTTGAGATAAAGGAAAACAAAAACTACAAAGTTCACAATAAAAGAATTGATTACATTACAAAGGAGGTTTACTGATGCTAGAATTAGATGTATTAATATTGACCGATGCTCAACTAGATAGCGAGGATATGTACCTTATGTCTGGATGCGATGTGTCCACAAGGACATTCCTGACTATTGACAACTTTGGCATATACACGGATTACGATGGCTTGGAGTACACGTCTTTTTATTCAGGAGGCATTGAGCACATATCAATGATGCCATACACTGAGTTCAAGGCAATGATGGAAAGAATAATTAAAGAAAGAGAAAAATAACATGAAAAAAACAATATACATAGCGCTGTGTTTAATTTTATTGGCCAGCTGCTCAATTCAAAGACAGGGTAACAGAAAGTTAAAGTGGTGCTACGAGCACGGGTTTCTAAAGAATGACACATTAGTAATCAGAGACACTATCAAGGGTTACGAGATCGACACTGTGTTTAAGTCTGACAGCATAACCTTGATCGACACGTTTAATGTTGTGACCGGCAAGGATACGGTTAGAACAATTGTAAAGTGGAAAGAAAAAACAATCAGACAAACTATTAAAAAGTCCGACACAATAGTTGTCCACGATGTTCCACAGGTAAAGGTAATGCCTCCTAGTGACAATAGGAAATGGTGGGATACTAGCAAGTACGGATTTTGGGTGGGGATAATATTCACTCTGTCAGTAGGATATTTACTTATGTCCTTAACCAAACGGCGATAAACAAATAACAACGTATTCCTAAAAATGCTAACTTTGTTCCCAAGTAACAAACGACATGGCATTTTCAGCTTCACAACTAAACATAACAGCGGCATTTAATAATGCAGCAAAAACATTTACAATAACAGACACCACCAGTTATAGTGGTGTAACTTTTGGTAGTATCGAAGGGACAGTTGGCGTCACCATTAACACTGGGGTAAACTTTTTCCCTAGCACACAAATAATATCTACAACAAACGGGACGTCTGCTGCACAAGCTAGCGCCCCATGGACTGCGTCTAAAATATTTTTAACTGGCACATACTCATTTACCTACACGGCCAAACTTGTGGCAATGTTACAGTCTTACACAATTGTAAGCAACACAGCTAGCTCACTATCAATCCAAGGTGACTACGCAGCTCAAATAAACAATATTACTGCAACAGCCTTTAAATATGGTTCAACATCAATAACACTGCCGACGTCCCCTGCTACTTATAACCCTACCACTGGATTAACAGTAGTTGCCGTTACAACGGTATTGCCTTCAATTGTAAATCAGTTATTTAATTTTACGGTTGACCAGTCATTCACAAGAACTATCACCCAAGACATATCATACGTTCAGCCAAGCGTTTGTCTTAACTGGATAACAGACTTGTGTTGCTCTAGTATGACCATAAAAGACGTTACTGTATACCCAGAAAACTCAACCATCCCAACACGGTCTCATGTATTAAGCTATCCTAAAGGCATAGTTCCAGCTAAAGCGGATTTAACAAGTTCAGCTAATCCGTTTGTTATATCATCAATATGGACAGGAACATGGACAGATGTATTTACCTCTAGCTTTATAACTACATTTGGAATGTCGACAGTGTCTGACGCAATTAGAGGCGTAAAAGAGCACTTAGTGTCTTCCGATGAAGGATTATGTCAAATATATTCATGTATCACAAACATGGCCAATAGATATGCAGCTTATTTAACTAGTGCTCCTCAAAGGGCTTTAGAAATGCAAAAGTATATATCTCAAGCATCAGCAGCTTACATGGCCTACATGATTGGGAAGCAGTGCGGAGAGGCAGACTACGAACAAAACTTAACAATAATTACAGACATAGCAAACTCTTGTGGGTGCGGATGCGATTGCACTGATTGTACAAACGATACACCTCAACAAGTTGTTGGTTGCTGCGGAACTGCTGGGACATCTTATAACACAATTGTGTTACTGTCAGATGGATCTGGGTCAATGACCATAAGCTCATCTCCAACAGGCGCAACCGAAACAACCTTTACTATAGGCGTTAGCACAGTTTGGTTTAGTTCTCAGTTTAATACACTGTTTGCAACCAAAAGCATAAATGCACTAAGCGATGTAGACACGACAGGCGCGCCAGCTGCTAACCAAGTTTTATACTGGAACAATACTACACAACAATGGACTAGGAGCAAATTAAATTTATCTCAATTAGGAGATGTAAATACCACAAGTCTTGCAGATGGGTTTATTCTGTATTATGATTTAGCTACCACAAGTTTTAAGTTTAAGGCAAACCTAGTCACTACTGTATCTATAGCAAACTGCACCGATGTTGTTCTTACAGGCCTTGCTAACGAAGATATATTGAGATGGAACAGCGGCACAAGCAAGTGGATTAACGTAGCAAATACGCTAGATAATTTATTTAACGTAGACACTACGGGCAAAGCTGTTGGAAATTCAATTAAGTGGGACGGAACAAACTGGATTGATTACGCCCCCATTGAAACTTTAGATGGTTTGACAAATGTCTCAATCACAAGTGTTGCAATCGGAGATAGATTTAGATATAACGGATCTGAATGGGTAAATCAGGCAATGCCAACTTTCACAGGAGGCTACACGGCTCTTGGAGGTTTCACTTACTCCGTACCAACCTTTAGTAGTTTTTTCTCGTCATTCGACCCTATTACATCTAAATTAGAGCTTGGTGGTGCAATATCTTCTGCTGCGCCTGTGCTTGCAGGGACTCCTATTGCGGTGTTGACTGGAGTTGTAGTATCAACCAGAAAGCTATTCCCAATAGCTATACTAACCCCAGGGGGAGTTTATTTGCATGGAATAGCTTCTATTGAGTCTATAGGACAAACAATAAACATTCGGTCTCATATTGACGCCACAGGAGCAACTGCGCTTGGTGCCCCAATTGGAACATATTTATTTGATTCAATATCTGTAGTATTAGTATAATGAACGTAGAAGAAATAAGACAGTGGGCCAACTTTGAGCTCAATAAACACCAGACAGGTAATACTCTAAATCAAGAGGAGTACAACCTGTGTTTGGCGTGGGCTAACAGAGAGTACTTCAAAACAAAGTACGGCCTACCAGAAGAGTATCGCCCAGGGATGCCATTGCCAAGGCAGGCTTACCCTGTGTCCCAAAAGATAATCGACGATCTAAGAAAGTTCTTGGTTGTTATGGGGGGTAAGAATGCTCCATTGATGACCATAGATGTAAACGGGTATGCTGATATTCCATCGGATTACATTCACGTTAGCTCTATCCGATATCAGGGCAGAGCTGTTGAGTTTTTAAGCGACGATGTAATTGGGGACAGATTGCAAAGCTCAATAGTGTTCCCAGACAAGAAGTATCCTGTCGCAGTGTTTTACAACAACTACATACAGTTCTACCCAATAGACTTAGGAGCTGTTGACTTCACATACCTACGCCTGCCAATAACCCCATTCTGGGCAGCTACTATAATAGACGACGAGTATGTGTACGATCCTGCCAGATCTATTCAGTTAGAGTGGCCGGAAGACACACACGTTGATATTGCAAATTTAATAATCAAGTACGCTAGTGAAAACCTAAGAGACTTTCCTATAACACAATTGGCTACAAGTAGACAAGATAAAGGACAATAATTATGACCAAAGCACAGTGGATTGAACTAATAAAAAGAAACGTAGATGGCGGAGATGCTCCAGCAGAACTCCGTGGCAGAAACCACGAGAGAGAAATAGAGTTGTATCTGTCTATAGCGTTTGATACTGTATTAAACAGAAAGCAAACCCAAACACAGGAGATGCTAGCTGAGATGGGGAAAGACTCTTGGAGGTACGATGCCCTAACAAAGCCATACTTCCTAGATATTTTAAAGGACACAAATAGAGATAGATTTTATTCTGTGCTACCTGTATCAATATTGTCTATAACCAACAACAACGGAATAAGAATGGTGTCCCCTGCAAAGGAGGAGTCATCAGCATTCTTCCCAAGGTGGCAGACAGACACGTTCTTGATGGACGGATTGGACGTAGGGCAAATGGTCGGATTTATTTACTACACAGTAGAAGGTCAAAACATTTACTACTCTGGTGACATAGACTGCCATTGGAAACAAGTATTGGCTAAATTAGTTCTTAGGTTTAATGAATTTGAGAGCGATGACGAGATAGGAGTACCAGAAGGCAAAGAGGCTGAGATTATGCAGATAACTTTAGGTTTAATGCAAGGAAAACAAGCTATGGATATCACAGACGATGCCACAGCTATGCAAACAACAAAATAATAAATGGCAGAAAGAATAACATCATACCTAAGTTTACTCCAAGTAGTAAAATCATTTATGTCTGAGCGTGGCGAGAAGTCGCTAACCAACATAGAGAAGTACGTTCAAATGGCCATCGAAGGCTATAGCGATATGCAATTGTTTGAAGTAAACACAATTGATGTAGCTTATCTTGCCGTTAACCCAGACACAAACACAGCTGAGCTTCCTGTAGACTTTGTTACAATGACAAAGATTGGTGTGGAAATCGCAGGAAGAATGTGGACACTAACAGTAAACAATGACCTTATTTTACCAAGACCAGAAACGATATGTCCTGTAGCTATTGAAGCCGTCACCGAATCAGTCGTTGTTGATGGCGGTTACTTCTTCGCACCTCACTATAGATACGGTAGATACACCAACACTCTATACGGCGTGGGTGGCGGCTTCAATATTGCATACTACAGGATAGACATGAACAGGAGGGTTATATACTTCCACGGTAACGTCCCTAACGACGAGGTAATATTAGAGTACAAGTCAAGTGGAGTTAAGGCAGGAGGAGCCATCGTACCTCGCCAGGCAGTGCCTGCTCTAAAAGCTTACTTACATTGGAAGACTGCTGAGTATGACTTCCGTGTTCCAATGAACGAAAAACAAAGAAAAGAAAACTTGTACGACAAAGAATTATATAAATTAAAGACTATCGAGTGTTCATTCAACGTGAGCGAATACCTTGACAACCTTTACTCAACAATGTCTCAAGCTCCAAAAAGATAATGAAGGATCTAATAACATTCACAGGTGGGCTAGACTTCGATTCAGACATCAGAAACGTCGGAGAGGTAGACTATATAGATGCACTAAACATATCAAGTGGTACTTCTCAAAGGGGTAGCATCCACAATATGTATGGCAATAAATTACAGGATTACACATTGCCTACGGGTGAGAATACTTGCATAGGCACATTAAGAAACATTAAACAGAATACTATTATATATTTTGTTTACAACAGCTTGGGCAACCATAGTATTCTTGAGTATTCTTGCGCGTTTAAAGTTATAGAACCCATCCTTGTTCCATTTAATTTGTTTGGGGTTAACTTTACTACAAACTTTTTGGGGTTTACTAAAGAAAACAAAATTCACTCAGCAAATATTATTGACGACATCTTAACTTGGACAGACAACAATGTTAGCCCAAGAAAGATTAACAAGAAAAGGGCGTATGATTTCATGAGACAGTTGCCCCCTAGTGCAACAAACATTCCTTACAATAACTTAATTGCTACAGGAACCGATGCCCAAAAGCTTCAGTTTATAGAGTTTATCAAGTACAAACCATTTGAAGAACCTAGTGTTGAACCAAAATATAATCCAAGCAAAAAGACAAACTATATTAGAGAGAAAATGATTCAGGTAAAGTATCGTTATATCTATGATGATAATGAATACTCTAGGTGGAGTGACGGTTCTTATGTTGCAACTCCCAGCCCAAATGAAAATGTAGTAGGTTTGTTTTCTGATTCATCAAGCTTTAACTATATCGCCGTGACATTAAACACAGGGCACCCGACGGTAAAAGCAATTGATGTAGCGTTTAGATTTGGCAATACAGGAGTGTGGGCAAAAACAGATACTCCTATATTAAAGTATGACCAAGATAACACTAGATTAATAAATGATTACACTGACTATGTGTATGATTTTTATAATGAAGGTTTGCTTATTGAAATAGCAGAAGATTTTAACAATTATGATTCTGTTCCGCAGATATCTAAAACTCAAGAAATTATAGATGGCAATAGACAAGTTTTTGCAAACAATGTAGAAGGCTATCAAAACCCAGACTTAAATGTAGATTTATCTTATACAAATACATTGACAGATATATCTCCAGCAGATATTGTCACAACTGAAACTCCTCTTGGTGGTTGGACAAACTATCAAATAGCATACGACAATTATAATGCAGGTGGCTCAATAGGACCTAGGAGTCAATACTTCTTGCCTGTAAATAAACCATCTTACATTACAGTTGGGGTTGTAATATCTTTTATAGTTAACAGAAGTGATAACCCTACTTTTATTGTAACCGCCCCTGCACAGTATAGCAACAAATATCAGATAAACTATACTATAACAGAAGCTGACATATCAGCGTGGCCTACGCTCACGATTCAGAATTTAAAAAGTGCAATTATATCCACAGCCCAACCTGTTGGCGGAATTGCAGTTGCTACATACCCTTCAAGTCCGATTCCTATTGACGGATGGTATTTAGAAATAGGAGGTCCTTTGCCAACTGGAGAATACATTCAACTTCTTGGCGTTAAGGTTATTCCTGTTTCTTCTAAAAAAATATCATATAAAAAAGGAGCTTGGCATCCATTTGGAATAGTTTACAAAGATATAGAAGGCAGAGACGGTGGGGTGGCAACAAATGAAAGTTGCAGTGTTTATGTTCCTTTCTTGCCAGAGACAAACGCATTACAAAGTGTTGATCCCAATAAAGCATATGTCACATCAATTGACTTATCTATAAACCATAAGCCGCCTATATGGGCTAATGAATATGAAATTGTATACGGGTTGAATAATCTTCAGAAATACACACAATTTGTAATAAAACAAAATCCAGATTCTGCAAAAAACTTAACAAAAGTTGATGCACGCGGAAACTATAACATAGATTGTTCTTATATTATTGACTACATAACCAAAGAGAGAATTGTAACATCTGTAGACTTTCAGTTTGAAGAGGGTGACTATGTTAGGTTTATATCAAACGCCGATAAATATACTCAACAATACATAGAGGTAAAGGTTTTGGCATTTGATACAACTACAAATGTGTTAACAGTAACTAATTATGCACCTTCTCAAGTAACGGCAGGAATGGCGATTCCAACACAAAACAATATGCTATGTGAGTTGTATTCGTTCAAGAAAAAAACAGCAGCTGTAGACAGGCCTTACTTTGCAATAGGAGAAACTTATAAAATATTAAACCCAGGGACACCACAAAGGGCACATGAAGGAAATGCGCAAAACCAAACATCTTCTCTTCCTGCATTGGTATCATTGGCCCGGGGTGATTGCTATATATATCCAAGGTATTTTAATGCATTTTACCCAAGTATATTTAAAGCCATTGTTGAGTCAGAAAATTTTTCAGATTTTTATGATTCTAAAAACATAGACATATCAGCGATATACGCAGTAATACCTGAAGGCAAAACTAAAAGATACGAACAAGGATTAAGGTACGGTGGAAGATACTTCCCAAACACCAACACAAATGATCTTTGCCAGTTCAATGGATCAGACTATGACACCGTGAATACCAGATACGGGCCAATCAACAAGATCGCCAGCGTGGGATACACTCTAAAGGTTTTGCAGACCAAGAAGAATACGTCTATCTACATTGATAGGAATATGATCTTTAACGCAAACGGAGAGTCTCAATTAACTTTAACGGACAAGGTATTAGGCAACAAGAACCCAAGTGAACTAGACTACGGGTGCGATCACCCAGAAAGCGTGTGTGTAGATGATCGCCAGATGTACTTCTTTGATGTAAACACAGGCACATTTATTCAAGACTCGGCTAACGGCATGATGCCAATCAGCGACTACAAGGCAAAGACTTACTTCAGAGATATTGCGCAGAAAATAAAGGATTCTAGTAATGTTTATGTGTATGCATCTATGGATGTGTTTAACGCGTATTTAAACGTAACCTTCATAGACACAACTGGAAGCATTATTCCTAATCAAACAATTGCGTATCACACCCCAGACAACAAATGGAAGACAAAACTAAGCTACGCACCTGAGTATTATGGAAGCAATGCGCTAACATTTATCAGCTTTAAAGATGGTGCACTGTGGGAGCACAACGATCAAACAGTCCCTAGGAATAACTTCTACGGGGTTCAGTACTCAACAAAGGTTAAGTTTGTAGCAAACCAGGACTATTTGACAATCAAAAATTATGCAGCTGTAGCAATTTATAGCAACAAGTTGTGGTCATCTCCGAATATAGGTGACATATCCGTACCTGCAAGCACAGGCTACCCTATAGGAATGGAGTCAAGATTGCTACCTGCTAAGTTTAGATGGAAAGAAAGTGTAGCATATGCCGACTATTTGAGGGATGCTAATACGCCAAACTTTCCCACACAGGAAGCGGCCTTAATGGGCGGCAGAAAGCTGAGGGGACAAGTATTGATTCAAGAGATAGAAAACAGCGACACTGATGAAACCGTACTGTACTCTGTGTTGATCAACTCTGTTGCAAGTCCATTGAGTAAATAAAATTAACAAGACTATGAGATTTTCATTAGTTTTGTAGAAATAAACATTATTACGATGGATCCACAGCAAATGTTAATGTACGCCCAAATGTTAGGGCTTGGAGGAGGAGGCGGCTCAACTGGAACCGCAGCTTCAGGATTAGGAACCGCAGCAGGCGTAGCTAGCAAAGCAGCTATGGGGCCTCTAGGCTGGGGAATGTTAGCCGCACAGGCAATTCCAACTGCAATCAACTTAGCTCAAGCAATATCTCAAAAGAAAAAAGCAAACGAATTTGCAAAAACTCAACGTCCGCAATATGAAATACCTCAAGGTGTACTAGATGCTGTTAATCAGTCTAAATATCTAGCAAGCATGAGAGAATTGCCAGGTCAAAACCTTATGGAAGGCAGACTTGGTCAAAACACAGCAAAGGGTATCGCGGAAATGAAGAATGTAGCAGCTAACCCAGCTGACCTAGCATCAAACGTGGCAAGGATGTATGGTGCTCAAAATGATGCCATGAATAACATTGGCATACAGGCTGGTCAAAACTGGTTGGGTCAACAAGGTCAATTAAATCAAGCTTTAAATAGGCTTGGTCAATATCAACAACAACAATGGGACTACAACCAAAACCAACCATACCAAAACGCGATGGCTGCTGCATCTGCTCTAAGAGAAGGCGCATTTAGAAACGCTATGGCAGGAGGGACAAATATAGCTAGTGGAATATCAGGTGCGCTAAATATGCAAAATCAACAAAACATGATGAACGCATACATGAATAAGTTTGCGCAAAAAGACGATAAGGTAACACCTAGTGTTGTTGATGCTCCTGAGTTTGATAACTCTACCGTAGACGTTGGTACAGAGTCAAATCTAAAGATGTCTGGCTACACCCCTATTAATATTAACAATATCCCAGGCGTGCAGCAAGTGCCAACTCAAACAACAAACAATCTTGGGCACCCAAGTAGATTAAATATCCCTAAGATGCCTGTTAACTATCGTATAAATGAGTTGCAGCCTATAAAACCAGTTTACACGCCAATGCCTAAAAAGAGCAGAGGATCGTTTCTTGGGGGACTTTTTAACTAGAATAATATATGGATCCATTAAGCGTAGTATACGAAAAGAGAGGTAATTCAGGTGGAGCGGCATATACCAACCCTGCATTTACAATTGGAAACAATCCGTTAGATCAAGTTGCAAGACAAATTGGAGCCGAAAGAAGCTATTTACAAAAAATAGATTTAGCTAATACTAAGCTTCAGCAAACAGAGCAAAAGGCAGCGCTTAAGAAAGAAGCTGATAGAGAAAGACTAAATAAGGGCGTTCTTGCAAAGGTAAGCTTTGAAGGGATGGCTGCTGACAATAAAAAGTATTTTACGCAAGCAACCATAGATCACAAGACGGAAGGAGCTAAACTTAAAAATGCAGGTTATGATTTGTCTGACTGGTCTGTTCCTGAAGTAGCCGAATGGAACACCAGAGGTCAAAAAACATTAGATGCGGCCAATGCGTCTAAAGAACAAGGTGCATTATTACAAAGGATAACAAACGAGGTTTATGGCAATGTAGATAAGTTTGATGTTAAAAAAACAGAAGCTAACATCAATGCATATTTAGCTCAAGAGCCAATTAATCGTGTTGGTATAGACCCAAATACATTAAAAGTTGAGTTGGATGAACCTTTCAATCCATATGTACCAATAAAAGACATTGTTCCAAACAACTACTCATCTTTAGCAAAACTAAGAGAACAAGTAGATCTAGTGGCAGCAAATGCCATGAATGAGAATCATTTCAAAAAAGGTGTAGACCAAAGGGTTTGGACAAATAAAAAGGAATACGCTGATGCATTGTATAACTACCTTAAGCCACAGTGGGAGCCTAGACAGGTTTCTGGCGGCGGCGGCGGCGGTGGTAATCAGAACCAATTGCCTCCTATAGAATTTTCAGATCAATTTATAACTGTACATGATACACATTTAGATGCCGATGTTAGCTCATATGCTCCAAATGGCATTCAGGTTGGCAATATTAACGTAGTTGTAACTAGCGCAAATGGAATAGATGCAAAGAGCGGAAAGAAGATTGACGATTCAGCAAACGTAACTAGCGGTGTGATGTCTACCCCATTTGTGTTGAAAGATGGCCAAGTAGCTCCAATACCTTTTGATCAAAACGATCCTACTAAAAAGTACACAGTTGAGGTAGGTGGAAAAGTGTACACAAATAAAACTTATGACGAAATAACATCTGATTTAGCCGCAAAAGGCAAAGGTGAATTTAAGCCAATGTTGTATGGACAATACAAAGATATAGCAGGATTGGATTCGTTTTTATGGGTTCCTGCTAAGCCCGTTGTAGAGGGAACAGGAACTGAGTTGGCGACAGTAAAGAGATATTACAATCAACAGGTAATTAATTCTAAAGAGCTGAATAAGAAATACAAGCAAATGGGCCAACAAGGTCAACAACAGCAACAACAGCAAAATCAACAAGGTGGTCAACAGGGCGGAGGTCAACAACAACAAAGACAACAAGGCGGACAGCAAGGAGGTCAACAAGGGGGAGGTAATAGGCAAGCATTCCCTACGTTTGCTGAATGGAAGAAAATACCTGGCAACGATACTAAAACTTTATCAGAGTGGACCGCAGCAAAAGCACAAGCAGGACAATAATGACAGACTCAATATCAGAACTATACAAATTAATGCCGCAAGGCAGTTTTCAAGACGAAGCAGAATTTAGACAGTTTGCATCGGACGTTAAAAACCACAAGGACATATATGATGTCACATCATCATCTGGGGCTTTTGGGAACGTAGAGGAAATTAGTACCTACATAAACCAATCTTTAAAAAAAAAAGAACCGTCTCTTTCCGAGCGTTTGGATACACAATTACAATCACAGCCACTATTCAGCGATGAGTGGTTCGCGCCTGTTGATAAAACTAAAACATCTCAAGCTATATCTGCGGAAGAGTTTGCAAGCAATGGCTCGGCTCCTGCGGTACAACAAATACCTCCTGCGGCCCCAAGCTTTTTAGATAAATTTAAAGCCCCGTCTGCAACAGAACAGTACCTTGAAAAGATAGGTGCTCCTAAGAAGAATGTTGCAGTTTCCGAGAGTACAACTCAAGGAGACATACCAATAAGCAGAGAGGCGTTGAAGGCAAAGCAAGCCGAAATATATAAACAAGTTGCCGAAAACGAAAAAGCTTCAGCAAATGTTTTGTGGAATAAGTTTTCTACAGACGTAACTGCTAAAAAAGTAGATCCATACCAATTCTATTTCTCATCAGCCGACGCCGCCTCTGAAGCTTACTTGAGTGACTTTCAAAAATCAGAATACAAATACCTAGGAGCAATACAAAAAGGCAGAGAATCAATAAAAGATTTAACTGCTCAATATGAAGCCAGTAAAGATCCTGCTCTGTTGTCTCAAATAGATATGCAGAAAATGTTTGTGAGAGCAAATGAAGGTGAGCTTAAAAAAATGTATGCAGAGCCTATAGACGCAATAAAAAAAGAGCTAGAAACTCTTAAGTCAGGAAGGGCTGAGTATGTAAAGATGTTCGGGGAAGAGCAAGCTAAAAAATCTGATTTTGACAAAAACATTAAGGTTGCCGAGAATAAGTTAAGTGGAATATTCCAAAACTACCTATTAGATCCAGAAGGTAAAGCTTTGGTTGTGTATAGTGAAAACGAGGAAGAGATAAAGCAAGCTGGCATTCCAGGTAGTACAGCAATGCAAAAAGTAAGGAATTATTTTGTTGCGTTAAACTATGAAAAAACAAAGCTTGAAAAAAAGGTAGAGGATATAACCGCAGAAATTGTAAAAGAAGACAGAATATTTCCAGACTCAAAAAAAGCTAAAGAAATAGAAAGGGCTACAAAGGCTATTAGTGATTTGGAGAACAAGATTCAATCGATAGCTCCTGTAGCTTTAATAAATAGATACCCAGAAATTGAGGACGGGTTTTTCTCAGCCATGAAACGAAGTATAGCTGATGAATTTAGTATGTTTGGGTTTAATGACAACTTAGGTACATCTTTAAACAGCCAACAGCAAGTCGCGGATCATGTATCAAAGCAGAATGAATTATTGTTGTTAAGTGATGATGACTTAACTCAAAGTGCTAAAGACAGCATCAAAGCAGGTCAACAAGGGCCTGAAGCTTATAGCGGAGCTTGGTTTGGTGATATAGCAGGAAGTAGTCTTGCTATGATACCTTCTATGATGATAGGCGGAGGTATTGCTAGTGGAATCTCAACTATGGTTAAATTTGAAAGATTTACCAGAGCTCTAAGACGAGGTACAAAAATGCAAAAACTAATGTCTGGGTTATTGGTTCCTATGGAAGAAGGTCTTGCGTATGTAGCATCAAAGCCATTTTTATCTGAAAAAAGCAAAGGTGAAGCAACTTTCTTATCTGGATATTTAGGAGGATCGTTTAGTAAGTTGTTTGGAAAGTTTGCTAGCGAAAAAGGAATAGAAAAACTCATTGGAAAAATGTTCAATGAAAACGCTGGAAAAGCTAAAGTTATAATAGAAAAGCTAGTCAAATTGCAAGCTAGCGCTATAGGTGAATCTGTTGAAGAATATGGTAACACCTTTGGTGGCTTAATAACAACATGGCTACAAACAGGCGACAAGAAAAAGTTTATGGCTGAACTAGAGCAAAACTTTGGAACATTTGATAAAAACTTACAGTTTATCATAGGAGCCTATTCAATGGGTATTGGTATGGGAAGTGGGTCGCAGCTTGGGGCCAGTGCGTTTAAACTAGCAAGAGAAAGATACAATAAGCTAACAGGTAAAGAAAAAGCTACCTTTGATAAGGTTAAAAAAGCAATGGATGAGGCGATAGTAGACGCCGATGTTCAAGCTGGCAATAAAAAGAAAGGCGAAAAATCAGGCCCTATTCAAAAAGAGCCACAAACAAAACCAGAAGATACAATTCCAGGCGCAACCACAGCAGATAAAATAGAAGCTGTCCAAGCATCTTTGCAACAAGACAACGAGTCTTTAGCATCTACAGGACAAGCTGTATTACTGCCAGACGAAAGGAAGCGCGCAGAAGGCGATTTAGAGCTACTTAAGCAGATAAAAGTTGAAGAGGATACAGCAGCTGCACAAGAGGTTCAGAAGCAAGCAGAAGAGCCTGTTGCGCGTGTTATGAATGATGTAGAGATAAAGGATGCTACCAGAACTCTAGACGATGCAATAAGTAACAATCCTGACATAGTTAAAAAAGCTGGCGTAATAGACTATGAGCCACAAAGGATGTCCTTAGAAGAAAGGGGTAAAGAAGATAAACCTATTAAAAGAGAACAACCTCCAGTTGGCTCGTTAGCATCAAACAATATGGGCGATGCGTACCAATTACAAGAAGTTCCAATTACCGACTTAACTTTAAACGAAAAATCACAAGATCTAAATACTGTAGAAAAGTATTTGAATTGGTATAAAGAAGGGAGTGAATTTCCGCCTGCATCTGCTATACAAAAAGCGGATGGATCTCTAATAGTAAATGATGGCCATCATAGAATAAGGGCAGCTAAATTAGCAGGAGAAAAAACAGTAAAAGTTTGGGTTTCATTGGCTGACGGCAATAAGCCTATGGCAATTGAAAAAGCTGTATCAGATAATTATCAAAACGCACTAAAAACTCCAGCAGAACAAAGAACTGAGCAACAAAAACAACTTATAAATTCAGTTGATAATGCATTAGGTTCACCAGACTCATTTAAAAGCGAAGATACAACCCCAGCTCCCAGAGCTGTAACGCAAGGAGACACGGTACAAATACCAGAGCTCAAGACCAAAAAAGGTGTTCCTGTTGAAATGATATATGACAACGGGGAGTGGAAACAAAAAACAGGTAACACAACAAAAGTAGCGCCTCCAGCAGTTCAAGCACAAGCACAAAAAATATATGATAACAAAAACGGAATCGGGGTATCAAGTGAAGTCGGAATCGGGCAAGAACCTGTCAAAGCCGAACCTATCGAAGGAAGCAGCACGCAAGAGACTCCAGCAAGTGGAGATGTTCAAACATCTGAAAAAGTAACTCCTGCAAAAGATAGTGAACTTAAAAAGCCAATTAAGGAGATAACCTATGAAAGCCTAACAAAGGGTAAGGGAAATTTAGATAAAAAATATCAAGACGATAGCAAAGAGAATTTTTGGAAAAGCGACGGTAACATGCCTTCTAAGTCTTCTATGCCTAAGCAAATGACCGATGAGGATTATAAGACTCTGAAAGATATGCCTGCTTCCATAAACACCAAAAGGTTCGTGTGGAATTATTTGCATACAAACCCAGATGTATCATTTGATCAAGTATACGTTGATACTGAGAATGCGTTTAGGGCAGAAGGGCGCAAACTTTCTTACAAAGGCACTGCTACTGCTGAAAAAGAAGTAACTAAAGAAGAAGTGGCTAAGGAAAAGCCTGCTGTAGAGGAAGAGGTTTTAGAAGAGTACATTCCTCTAACTAAAAAGAATGTAGACGTAGGCAAGTTTACAAAAGACGAGGCTGTAGACTACGAAGAGGATGAGAAAGAGGCAGAGAATGGTAGAGTGTACACATATGTATCGTCAATGACGGTAGAAGTCCAAGACAGCGATACCGGTGAAACTGTAGGTCGCATAGTAAAAGTTACAGACGAGGACAACAATGTTAACTGGAGGGCTGAGGACGTTGACGGGATAGACATATTTGAGGATGAGTTTGGCTCTAAAGCAGAGGCACTAGATGCTCTATTGGCTGATTACAACAAGAAGGCCAAGAAAGAGTTTGAGAAGGAGCAGAAGAGAAAAGTTAGGGAAAAAGTTAAAGACGCTGAAAAGAAAGCTAAAGCCGAAGCTAGGGCAATCGAAAAAGCAAAGGCTAAAGAGGAGAAACAAAAACAGAAAGAGAAAGAAGGCATAAAGCCTGTTTCTGAAGAGCAGCTAGCAGAAGACGCAATCGAGGAAGAGGTTGATGATGCGGACGTAGAAGAGCTCCAAGAAGCAGCAGAGCTAGAGTCTCCAAAAGAAGCTAAGAAGTTAATATCTGACGCTACAAAACAGATGATAGCCAATAATTTTAACACCGCCAAATTAAAGATATATCGAACCATTAAAAAAGGCGTAGGTGTGCTAAAAAAGATTCTTGACAAGATCAAAAACAATATGATCAAGTCAATTATTATAGCAGGTTTTACTATCCCATCGATAGCATCTACGTTGTATTTTGGTCCTCAAATAGCGGACATGAGAGACGCTGGAATGGCGTGGACTGACATTTGGAATATATATAAAGGTCAAGCTGCTAAATATACACCAGAGTTTGTATCTAAAGAGCTTCTTCCAAAACCAAAAGCAGATGCGCTTGTTGCGGCTAAGAAAGATTCCGTTGTAGTGGTAGCGGATGTTAATGACTCGGCGTACAAAGACAGATTAGATAGATTTGAAAAAATAGGAGAGACTGGCGAAGGTTTCTGGAAATACAGAAGTCAATGGGTAAACGAAAAGGGTTTTGTGTATGTTGCAGGCAAAAGCCACATGAACAGCAAAGGAAGCAAAACTCAATATGCAGGCGTACAAGGTGTAGCTCACTTCTTGCTAATGTCTGACGCGGCAACAGACGTGACATGGGAAACCACCGATGAAGCAATGAAAATATCTACAGCTTCAAGATTGCGTGAAATTACAAATGACCAATACGCCGCAGTTGTAGAAAGATTTGGAAATGATAAAGTAAAAGTTACATACAAGCAAAAGAAAGACATTAAACCAGGTGAACTTGCTCCTGCCAAACTACACCAGGTAATATGGGGTGACTTAGACCTTGATCGTGTAGGACCACCTATACATGGGATAAGTGGAGCTTTAGGTTTTAGACAGAAGTCAACTGGGGCAGTATATGAGTCAATGACTTGGTCTACAGGCAGAAACGCATACGCTAGGTATGATGGTGGTTCTGTTGTGTTTATCTTTAAGGATAAATTTGGGAATACCATTGTAAGGGATTTTGCAGGATCGGTTGATGATATAATAAATGAAGCTAATTCAATTAAGCAACAGTTTAACATCACAGGAGACCAAATAACTTTAGGAGCGTTTGACGCAGGCTCTTACATGGCAAAACCAATGGCCTATGGAGGGGTTATTAAACAAAGTAGATACCCGTGGAATAAGTCAAAAAGCGGTGGGTCTCTAATGATCCCAGCTGAAAGATATAGCCTAGAGCTTGACAGAGAGTTGCCTGAAGAGGTTAGAGGTGAAGTAGAAGAAAGGATAGGTGAGGCGTTAAATGACGTAAACACGAACCTTGAAACACCTGTAAATGTAGAAGCAAATTTACCTAAAGATCTAAAGATGACGCCTATTGTTGTCGATAAAAACGACGCAAGACCAGAGGCGGATTTCATGAGAAAACTTCGCGTACCTTTTAGTAGCATACTAGGCAAGACGATAGGCATAGGAATGTCTGATACACTCACAACAGGCGAAAGGACGGTTCCTACATATGATCCAAGCACAGGCAAAATAAACAAAAATACTAAGATTAGGGAAGAAGGTGGAATAGGCTATCCATTCAAGTCTTTAATGGACTTTATGTCTGGCAAGATAAAAGACATCAATAAAGTATTTGGTTGGGCTGCTGTAACCATAGAAGCTGCTAGCAGTATGGTAAATGCCGCAGATAAAGCCGACAAGATATCAGGCAAAGACCTAAAGGCACACTATTTTAAAGCGTTTGGATTGAATGGTAAAAATTTAACCAAAGAACAACAAGATCAAAAAGATAGACTTGAAGAAGGGATCCCAGATGACAAGCAATTTGGATTGGTTGCTATTTATAAAATGGGGGCTGATGGAATTAAGAGTAACGAAGCATTTGCTAGGGAAGCGTTCCGTCAAATCGAAACATTATTAACCGATAGCGAAAAGAAAGACTTCTTTGAAAAGGCAAAAGTTAGACTTGGTGCTGTAAAGTGGGAGGGTAGAGAGGAATACATAGATCAACTTAGAAGTGCAAAAAACTTTGCGGAACTTGAAGATATGATACATGGGCCTAAATCTAAATTAAACTTAAAGACTAAAGCTGAAATTGTATCAAAAGTTTTACTATCTAGCGACAAGACGGAGTCAAAAGAAACTTCTAACCCTGTAGGGTATATGCTTAAGAGTAAAGGTATTTCAATAGAAAGCGTATCTGATGCAATATCAGAGCCTACTATGAATAGTACAATTCCTGGGCAAATGATGTTGCTGCTAGCTATTGATCCAGATATTGAATCAATAGAAGATGTAAACAGAGATAGACACAAGAATTACCCTGCCGGTGTTGCTGGATGGCCTGTAGGTTTATTTGAAGATACCACAATGTTCCACAATGCATCACCTCAAATGATGGATACGTTCTTAAAATCAGCTACATCAGACAGAGATACATTTGCATCTAAGAAAGACCCTAAAACAGGGGAGATAAAAACGGTTACAGTTGTTCTTGGGCAAACTCAAAGCGGAGCGTTTGCTGCGGAAGAGTATGGCAATAAGATTACAGACACAATAGTTACAGAAGATAAAAATGGTAATAAATTAGCAGAACCTAAAAGAACTAAAACATCTAAAAAACTTGAAGGCGTAGAGGGCGACAAAGTTCCAGTTTTGGACGAGAAAGGGAATCCAGTTATGGGTAACACCAAAGAAGATGTTGTTAAAAAACTTAAAAAATTAGGTTATACATTGAGTCCAGGCGGATTTAAATCACCATACAGGCAAAGCGTTAGTGGATCTGTATTTAACGACCTTGTTCAAAAAGCTAAGGCGGCTACAATTAAAATATTCTCTCAAACACAACTATCTCCACAACAGAAGTTAGTAAAGTATTTGCAAGAAGCGTTTCCTGGAGTTGTAGTTGAAATGAGTGCCTCGTCAGCAGCGTTTAATAGGGCTAAGTTTACAGGTAAAAAATTATTCTCTAAGAGCAATAAAGACACTCAGCCATTTGGTTATGTTGGGGCGGACGGTGTAATATACTTAGACCCTACATATTTAAACAACAATACTCCTATACATGAGTTTGGTCACGTCTGGAACACGTTTGCTAAACAATACAAACCAGATATCTACAGAAAAGGTGTTGAGCTAGTTGAAGGAAGTAAGTACCAACAAGCAATACTAGAAAGTGCTGCTTACAAAAAGATTATTCAAGATACATTTGGTAAAGGTGCTATTAAAAAAGACAAAAATACAGGCAAGTTCATTATTGATGATAGCTCTGTAAATGCAGATGCCGTAAGAGAATATGTGGCAGACGAAGCATTAGCTACAGCTATTGGTGACAAGGGAGAACTATTTGTTAATCAAGCTCAAAAGGTAGCCTTCTCTAAATGGTTAGACGTATTGTTTACAGCTATTAGAAAGCTTACAGGATTTGAAGGCTACACTGATGTCGAGATGAGAAATATGACTTTAAATCAGTTTGTAGACGCGGCACTTAAAGAAGTTTTAGGGGGCAAGAAAGTAAGCGATATAACCAGTAAAGATGTTTCAAAAATAGAATCTAAGAAAACTCCTAAAGGTAAGGAAACTAATAGGTTCTCGTTCCTTGGAGCAAAAGGGATGAAGGCTCTTGATGCAGCTGAAGGCGTTGAGACTAGAATATCTTTCTTGAAAGACGCCAAGGCAATGGCCGAGGAAGGCAGGACTCCTAAAGACATTAAGCTAATGACAGGATGGGAGCTAGGTGTAGACAAGAAATGGAGATATGAAATAGTTCCAGGAAATATAGCTATTGACATAAAAGATGATGTAAATGTTGCTGAGTTCTATGGTCGTTATTTCATCGATCCTAAGACAGGTTTTGTGAGAGAGAGATTGACAAAAGAAGAACTTCTTGGAGATGCAAATGCCGAGGGGATTGTTACAACAAACGGAAGTGTAACCTACCCTATGGAGCAATTCATTGGCGCAGATAGCGAATATTTGAAAGCATATCCAGCTTTAAAAAACATGAAAGTTGTGGTTGGCGATTTTAAAAATATCCCAGGATTAAACAGCAGAGATAGCCGAGTCAGAACCAGGGGAGGCTTTAACAAAGAAACAGGTACGGTATACCTAAACACGTTTCTTTTGTCAGATAAAGAAAAGTTAAGATCAACTTTCCTACACGAAATGCAGCACTTAATACAGGCTTCAGAAAGGTTTGCTAAAGGTGCTACCGAAAGCGATTTTTATGATCAAGTTGATGAAGCGGCACTAGATAACGCAGAAGGCAACTTGAGCGATATACGCAGCTTATACGGAAGCAGTGATTTGGCCAAAGAATTAGTAGATACATTCCCAGAATACGGAACGCCAAAAGAAGGAACACTAAAAGATTTTTATAATAACCTTGCCGATAAGTATGATGTAAGTTCCGCTACCGTCAAAAGAATTGCTGAAGAAATGTATGGCTTACTTGGGGAGTGGCCTACGCGAGACAACTATGAGACTGTAGTTAATGCCTATTTGGATTTCATTAGAGACAATAGTGCATTTGGGTTATATCAAAGAGTAGCAGGCGAGGTAGAGTCTAGAAATGTTCAAACAAGAATGAATATGACACCAGAAGAGAGACGCGCATCTTTGGCCGCCGATACGGTAGATGTTAACCCTAAAGATCAAATTGTAATGTTTGATTCATATGATATGTCTATGCAGGAGGCTGAAGGTGCAGCTAAGGGAAAAAACCTAGCGCCTAACGGTAAACCCTCTAACCTAAATGACGCTCAATACAAGCAAGTCAGAACTCCACAATTTAAAAAGTGGTTTGGAGACTGGGAAAACGATCCAGAGAACGCAAGTAAAGTAGTTGATGAAAATGGGGAGCCATTAGTTGTTTATCACGGAACTCCTTCTGCGGACATAGAAACATTTGATAGAAGTCTAAGGAAAAGAACGGACTCTGGTTTAAGAGAATTAGGTTATTATTTTACAACAAATAAAACTCTTGCTGAACTTTACGCTAAAGCACCAGTAAAAGAAGGTGCAACAAATGCAACGGGTAAAATTTACGAAGCATTTTTAAATCTTAGAAAGGTAAAAGAGTTTGATGCAAAAGGAGAACAAGGCCTTGAGGCATGGAATAACTTAGAGGTTAATGCCGGGTATAAATGGGCAACTAATAGGGATGCGATGGATTTTCTAATAAATGGTAGGTTTGGAGTTGAAAAGGTAGATGGCATTGTGGCTAACAATATTGTAGACATGGAAGCTCAAGGGGCTGATGTACCTCAGTATAAAGGCACTGCTTATCTAGTGTTTGATGACAATAAAAATAGTATTAAATCAGCTACCGACAATACTGGCGAGTTCTCTACTACCGATAATAGAATCCAGGCATCTATGGACAGTAAAGGCGCAAAGGTTATTAAGAGCAAAGACTTTGATATGGACGGAGAATATGATGTATATTACAAAGGCGATAATATCGGCAGAATGTACTATGATAGAAGTCTTAAGTCATGGAAAAATGCTGATTTTGACCATTTTAAACAAAAGCCTTATTCAGTAGAATGGGTTTATGGGGATATGCTTGGTGACACCAAAGAAGAGGCTGTAAATACGTTAGTTGAAAGACACCTAGAAAAGAAGCCAAAACCAGAACCAAAACCTGTAGCTAAGGCTCCTGCTAAAGATATATCATCCGATCCTATATTAAATGAATATCTAAATGGATTGTCAGAAAAAGGCAACCTACAAAGAAACCCATTCAACCCAAGAGAGTTTATCTACAACAACGCAGCAAGATTAGAGTTCAATAGATTTGATAAGGGCAACAGGAGAGAAATATCTTTACAAGATATAAGCACAATCAATAAAGGTCAAGGCCAAGGTAGATCTGCGTTAAACGACATAACAAGCGTTGCCGATGAGCTTGGAATGAAGGTTACATTAGATGCAAAACCTTTCGGAGATAATGGATTAAAAATTAGAGACCTGGTTAAGTTTTATCAAAAGGCAGGATTCAAGATTGACCTATCTTCTTATAATGGAGAGTTTAAGACCGACAAAGAGATGATAGACTACGCTGCCAAGTATAGCGATGAAGCTGTCCCAATGTACAGAGATCCATCAACAGCTCAGGCATTTAAAGGTGGCAGTGATGCTAAATCAACCTTTGCTCAAGCTACAGACTTGTTCTATGAAATAAAAGAGACAGAAGGTGCAGCTAAAAAGAAGAGACTTGCAGACGAAAGAAAGGCCCTAATGGACGCTAATCCATCAGTGAAGTACATAGACGATAACATTAAGAATATCCTTGATCAGCTAGAAAAAAACAATAAGGCAACAAGGAAAGGAAATTGTCCTTAAATTTGCATATGTTAAAGCCAAAAGTACTTCCTGCTGAAATAGTTGATTTATTACTACCAAGACTCCAAGACGAGCACAACGCGTACTACATGTACCGTTCTGCGTCTAACTGGTGTCAGAACGTAGGCTTCTTTAAAGCTGCTGAGTTCTTCGCTGCCGAGTCAGCTGACGAACTATTGCACGCCAAGAAGATAGAAGACTACCTAACGGAGTGGAATGTGATTCCAGAACTACCAACAGTTAAACAACCAATCCTTGAGTTCGCAAGTCTCATGGACGTTATCGAGAAGGCGTACCTAATCGAGTACACTCTATACGAAGACTACGAGGATACCACAGCAAAGGTTATGAAGGAGGGCGATATCTGTACCTTTAACTTCTTGCTACCGTTTAACGCCATCCAACAACAGTCGGTTGCTGAATACAGCGACAAGATTAATATGTTAGAGGGTGTGACAGGTACTAAGTTTGAGATGTTGTTGTTGGAGGAATCACTATTTAAAGCTTAATGGCAGGCGGTTGTATCATATCATTTGGTGGGAAGGACTATTCCTACGATGAGTTTGCGGCTATGCTGCACGACGGCCTATTGGCTGATTTAAACGCTAGCGGAGATGTATCTATAAAGCCACAATCTACAGCAGATAAAATAATAGGAGCCTTAGACAAGCTTAAGATTGACACCAAGAACACGTTAGGTGCGTTTGGTGTAGCTCCAGTAATATGGAACGCAGGTATAGATACCTTAAAAGCATCCATTAAGGCAGGTGTTACTGTAGCGAAAGCTATAGATCAATTTGTCGAGTATCTAATTAAGTCTGGAGAAAAGTTTAGTGAGCAAGATGTAAGAGACCACTTAGAAAAAGAGCTTCAAAAAGAATCTACACCTACAGAGTTGAACCCTCCAAAAGGGATGGGTATTAGAGGTTTTAATAAGCAAGCACTTGAAGAGTTCCCAGAGTTACAGACATTAATGACTGACGATGGGTTGTATTACACAAAGATGCCTAACAACTTGTCTGTAGAACAAGCTAAGGCTATCCTAGACTACTTCGGAGACTCAGCCTTGGACGAACTAAAAAACATGGACAATGGGATGTCTCCTGGAGCTAGAAGTGCGCTAGGTCAGCTTATAATCAAGAAGATGGTTGCAGATGGGAATGTTAGAGGGGCTGTAGAAGCATTGGACACAATGGCTAAAGCGGCTACCAATGCAGCTCAATTCTTGCAAGCGTTATCTATGTATTCAAATTTAGGCCCTGAAGGTTGGCTAATGAAGGCCAATAAAATGGCTAACGAACAGGCTGATAAGAAGAAAAAAAAGTCTGCAACAAAAAGGACTAAAATAAAGAAAGCAATCGACACAGCCAATAGAAAAGCAGCTGAAGATACAGTGGCGGTCTTGTCGGATAAAATAGAAGAAGAAAGCGTTATAGAAATTAAGAACGAAGAGCAGCCAAAGGGTTATGGAGAAAAGAATAAAGTTGTAACTAAAGCTAGAGCTACTGAGTTAAAAAATAAACTTAAAGGTAGGTTCTTTTCCAATATAGATCCTGACCTTATTGAGCTAGCCGTGTATCACGTTGAAGCATCTGGTAGAAAGTTTGGTGACTTTGCCAAGAATATGATCAAGGACCTTGGAACAAAAGTAAAGCCATATCTATATGCGTTATACAACAGGGCTAAGACTCAACTTGCAAAAGATTACAACGACTTTAGCACCCAAGACGAAGTGCAGGCTGACTTTGATAAGATAATAGGCGCCAACGTAAAGAAAGCGCTCAAGGATCAGGGCATAGACCTTAAAAAGATTATAATAGACCACTTCACTGTATACGACATGACCAAGAAAAACTTGGCTCAAAAGTTTATAGATGAAGCAGGGTTTACAGGGGAAGATGCAAGGCTTCTTGCAGCTGCCGTTACTAGGGAGTTTGAAAGATTGGCTACAGAGGCTAAAACTAAAGCCATTGAAAAGATACTAAGCCCTAGTACTACTCCTAAAAAAGATCAAGCTCTAGTTGAGCAATTGGTTCAGCTGTCAAACATGGGAGCCATTAATGACAATGATGTCATGCAGGCGTTTTCAGAAAAGATGGAATGGCCAAAGTTGACAGCAGCCAATATCCAACAAATAACAAGTCTAGCCAATCAGATATCAACAGCTCCTCCAGGGATGAAGCAAAATAAGCTGATATCCCAAATGATGACCATGTTGGCAAACATGAATGGCATAAACTGGAAAGAATTACCTATGGCTATATGGTATGGTAATGTTCTAAGTGGATACATGACGCAGTTGGTAAACTTAATATCAAACGTAACCAATGCTGCGTTCAACTTAACTATTGGAATAGGTAAGAATATCAAAAATCCAAGCATGGCCCCACTAATGGCTAAAGCTTGGGTAAATGGATTTTATAGAGGTTTATTTGAGGGTTGGGATGTTATGAAGACTGGTTATACTACCTCAAGGGAGAAGGTTGAAGAGCTACCTATTCTTGAGTTATTAAGCAAATACAATCCTGTTAGCTACCTTAAATATGTAAGGAGAGCTATGGTTGCGGTTGATACAGTTTTGTACAACGCATCTAAAGAACAAAGGATGTGGGAGTGGGCTGCTAAGATAGCAATGGATGAAGGGACAGACATTACAGAGTCTATTAAAAAAAGAGCTGCGGCTGTGTTGAACAGAACAGACACATCAGGCAAAGATGCCATAGCTAAAGCAGAAGCAGAGTATCAACAAGAATTAGCTGCTCTAAAGGCATTAAAGTTGTCCGAAAGTGAAACAAAAAAACAAGAAAGACAATTAAGGCGAGATAGAATAAGAAGAGCTTACGAGATATTAGATCAAAATGCTCCAGAAGAAGTAGAAATGGTTGCCAATGATTATGCTGCCAGAGCTACATTTAACTATGAGCCAGAAGGTTTATTAGGCGCTGCATCTAGAGCGATAGCTAGTTTTTCTAGAGATTTTCCTAAGTTTAAATTGATAGTTCCATTTACAAATGTTGTAGCAAACGTAGCAAATATTGCCATAGATTATACTCCGTGGGGTTTCGCTAGAGGATTTAAAGGTGGCTCTGTTACAGGGCTAGGTAGAAAGGATTGGGATAAATTAACTCCTCTTCAAAAGGAAGATCTTAGAAGCGAACTTATGCTCAAAGCATTACTAGGGACTACTGCCATGTTTGTAGTTCTTGCACTATCTGGGGGCGATGATGACGATGATTTTGAAGTAACAGCTAATGGTACGGGGGATTGGAAAAAGAATGCAATACTATCAGAGAAGACAGGTTGGCAACCATACTCTGTAAGAATACGCAAAAAATGGTACTCGTATCAATACAGCCCCCTGATTGTTATTCTTGGTCTTATAGGAAACTTTAGAGATACTGAAAAGTATAAAGATATGCCAGAGGAGGAGAAGGTAGAAAGATGGGCATATGCAATGCTGCAAACTAAGAACGTATTCTTAGACTTAACATTCTTGAAAGGCTTGAATACATTTAGTCAAGCTTTATTTAGCAGCAGCAGTGACGTAGACAATGTTAAAGAAAAGGCTATGGAATCGCTAATAGGCACTGCAAAAGGTTTTGTTTTACCAAATCTCTATACTCAGATAGCAAAAGATGTAGAAAAGGCATGGGATATACCTATCAAAGAGGTTAGAAGAACTGTTCTTGGGTCTGCGTTAAAAGACATTCCAGTTGCTAGGGATATGTATCAAAACAAAGTAAATCTACTTGGAGAGGCAATTTTCCCAGATACCGACAAGTTTACCTCTAAGGTTGAGAGAAATGAGTTAGTTGAACTGTTTGTAGAGAAGAAATACATACCAACCCCTCCAAGCATGACAAAGACAAAGATACTTGACTTCTCAACAAGAGATCAAAGATTAATGACTCAAGAGGAGTTCTATAAATTTGCAACAGAAAGAGGTAGGACTTTAAAAGAACAACTAGAAAAAAGGTTAGATAGGTTAAAGAAATTAGACAACGAACAGTTCCAAGACGTAGTAAAAAAGCTAGAAGAGTATGCTACTAAAAAAGCTAAGGCAATGGTAACAAGAGATACTCGATAAAACATTAAAAATGATTAGACTAAACGCACCAATTGAGTCCCTACGGATAACAACATCAAACACAGAGGATATTAAGTACACCGTGGTGTACAACTATGTGTTCAGAGGAGAGACCTACTACAACTCTACTGTAGGAACCATTGTGACCGCAGGGGACACGGACATAGTTATAAATGACACTCCTACAGCGTTCATAAACGTGACCGACATAACAATAGTTAACGAGGGTGCTGCGGCTAACAACGTACAACTAGTGAAAGTATCTGGAACCACACCGCTGTCAATCATATCAACTGCAATCCTGCTAGACATTGGGGAGTCATTGATATACAGCGATAATGGTATGGCTAGGTACGATGCGGCAGGTCAGTTCATGACAGTGTCAGCACCTGGAGCTCAAGGGCCAACTGGGCCAACAGGACCTGCTGGATCTACTGGAGCTGCGTCTACAGTCACAGGCCCTACGGGACCGACTGGATGGACAGGACCAAGTGGAGGACCAATCGGACCGACAGGATTTACAGGTCCAACAGGACCAACCGGAAGCACTGGTTTTACAGGCCCAACAGGAACTCAAGGAAGCACAGGTCCTACTGGATACACAGGCGCGTCTGTGACGGGTCCAACAGGCTATACAGGCGCAAATGGCGCTAACGGAAGTACTGGCCCAACAGGCTACACTGGCCCCGTTGGAGCTGCATCAACCGTTACAGGACCAACAGGATTTACTGGCCCGACTGGCTATACCGGACCAGTGGGCGCCGCCTCAACAGTTACAGGACCGACTGGACCAACTGGTTTTACGGGAGGTCAAGGGAGCACTGGACCAACTGGTTTTACGGGCCCAATTGGGAATGTTGGCCCAACTGGACCAACTGGATACACTGGTCCTGGCGGAATTTCATCGGGAGCAACATACTACTTCAATCAATCACAGAGTTCTGGAGTAGCTCCATATAAAGTATTGGCAGCAACACCAAGCGGCGCTGCTCAACAAACAGTGCTGCAAACTGGTATTGGTGCAGGTACGACCAGATTAATGCAAGAATTTTTAACACCTGAACTTGGTTTTGCAGTAATTCCTGGAGGATCTCAACAATTCCACTTACATTTATTAAAGGGTGCTTCACCTCATGATTTTGAAGCATATGTTACTATAGAGTTAGCAAACTCAGCAGGAGTTGGCTACGGAACTATATTAACTTCTGGTCCAGCATTAATTACATGGATTGATGCTGTTACACCAGTTGAAGTAACAACTGATATTACACTAACTACAACAACTATTCTAACAACAGACAGAATGATTGTTAAAATCTATGTTAAAAACATAGGCGGTGGTTCACACCCAGTAACTTTTTATACTGAAGGCACTCAATTCTATTCATTTGTTGTAACCTCTGTTGGTGTTATTGGTAACCAAGGCCCGACTGGCCCTACTGGCCCAACTGGATTTACTGGCTTCACTGGCCCCCAAGGTAATCTTGGCGCAACAGGTCCGACAGGTTATACCGGCCCTCTTGGAAGTACTGGGCCGACAGGTTTTACTGGCCCTCAAGGCCCTCTTGGTAGCACTGGCCCAACAGGTTTTACAGGCCCGAATGGTGCAATTGGAGCAACTGGCCCGACAGGTTTTACAGGGCCTCTTGGAAATGCAGGCCCAACAGGTCCGACAGGATTCACTGGATTTACTGGCCCGAATGGAACGAATGGCGCTACAGGCCCAACTGGATTTACAGGTCCACAAGGAGCAGCCTCTACTGTGACAGGCCCTACAGGCCCTACAGGACCCGCTGGACCTGGTGGTGGAACAACTACAAATTCCCTTACACTTAGTGACACGGGAAGTGGAGATGTTTCTGGAACTACTTTTGACGGCTCAGTAGCAAGGACAATATCATATAATTCAGTTGGTGCTAATAAAGTTATAACAAGCGGAACAGCAGCACCTTCAGGCGGTTCAGACGGAGACATTTACCTACAATATGTATAAAAAATAACACTAATAGACAAAATTATGACATTAATAAACAAAATAAATGAATTAGCCCTTCTTTATAAAGATGATTTTGAAGGCACATCAGAAAGCGTTCCTGATTGGTTTATAGCTAATAAATTAAATGAACAGCCAACTACTATTGTACAGAAATATATTCCAATAGTGTGTAAAGACATTAAAATAATATTGATTATAGGAGGAGAATATGCTGTTATAAAGGAACTATCCTTAAGTGGTACAAATCCTAATAAAGCACTGTGTGTTAATGTATTAGAAGTTTTAAATAGCTTTGATGTGCTTGATATGAACAATCCAATCCACCTATCTGAATATGAAGGAATGTCAGATAGTTTAGAAACAGCAGAAATAATTTCTTCTTCAACTAAACAAATTCTCCAATCTTTAATTATTAAGTCACCTGTTACAGAATATGGTGAAAGTTGGGCACAATTAAATCAAACAGTAGTGGATGCGCGTGTTGTAGGAATTGCGCGTGGGGCAAACGCAGGAGAATAAACTAATAATATAATACAATTATGGCAATAGCAAAATGGTCAGCACCTTCAACAAGGTCAAGCAACTTCGCAAGTACAACACTTAACTCTCTTGCTAACGCAGGGGAGTCAACTGCGGTAACTTATGACAACAGTACCAACAAAGACTTATACGGACTTGTTACAATCAAACTTGGTTCAATCACACCCTCAACGGGGGGTTCTATAACGGTTCGTGTAACGCTTAACGATGGCACAGATACAGCAAATAGAATTGGCGGAGATTTATACACCATCCCATTGACTTCAGGTGCATCAGCAAAAATATCTATGGTTAACATGGTTCGTCTATATCCTTTTTCGATGAGAATAAGTGTAATTAACAACTCAGGAGTAACATTAAATGCAAGTGGCAACGAACTGTATATAACTCCTTTTAATGAAGATATAGCGTAATGCCAAGAGGAGTAAACATAGTTGATGAATCAATTTTGCAAAATAGGTTGTGGTTACCCGATGTGCTAAGACCTGCGCTTTGGTTAGATGCCAATGATGATAGCACTATTACGATTGATACTGGGGTTTCTGAGTGGAGAGATAAAAGCGGAAACCAAAGGAATGTCACGCAAGGTACGGGTGGAACTCAACCAACTTACACACTTGGTGGATTGAACGGTAAAACAGTTCTTTCATTCAACGGCTCTCAATATTTGACTTCTCCTGCTGCGGTATCAACTTGGAATTTTTTGCATAATACGAACGGGTCGAGCATCTTTACCGTTTGGAAAGCGGCAAATAGCAGCAACCCCAATTCTCTAAGTGGTTTGATGGGAACTAATGCAGCTTCATCGGCTAACATAGGCTTTTATATTTCGTATGACGATAGGGCTAGTGTTCCTGCTAATAACAGGTTGCTTGTTCAGATTTCGGGCGGTGGTAGCTCGTCTGTGTCAGTGGCTTCACCAGACAATTTTCACCCTGCCGATACGCCTGTCATTCTTTCGCACATTCGTGACCCTAACAACGGCACTGCTGCGAACAGGTCATTCGCTAGGGTCAACAAAATGCTAAATCAAGGCAACACTCAAACGGCTGCTCCCTCTGCGTCCAATGCTTCATTTGCTTTTCAAATCGGTGCTCTTGGAAATAATGTAGCCCCATCGCTCGGATACATTGCAGAAATCATAATTCTTTCATCAATTGCAAGTAATAGCACTCGACAAATATTAGAGGGTTATCTGGCTTGGAAATGGGGTTTACAAGACAACTTGAGCCAAGACCATCCCTTTCTTAACCGACCACCATTTATAGGAGATAACTAACAAATTATGCTAAGAGTAAGAGTACCCAGAATAGCGCCTCCTCCTGTAATTCCATCAACGGCACAAGTAGAATATTTAATTGTCGGTGGAGGAGGAGGTGGTGGTAGGTC